GAGCGCTTTTTAACGCTTTGGCTTTTCTTCCCGCTAGAACTAATCCCCCTCTTGTACGATGCACGTTTGAAGCCAATAAGGTCACTTTCCTTGCAACCGACTGTTACACCATCGGGCAGGATTGGGCTGTAATGGAATCGGGCCCTAAGAGGCCCGTTGAGGTTTGGATAGATCAGAATGCAGCAAAAGAGATCGAGAGCGCGGCACGCAAAGACCTCCTACCCAAATCACGCGCGCCGAACGGTTCGGACGGTAAAGGGACCGGGCTATTCACCTATCACCCTGGTGACGCTTTGCATTTCACTCCACAACTCACAGGTGACCCCGCGTCCGGCCGTGACCACACGGGCCATTTCCCCGCTACACCCACAGCCGCAGGCGTGGTAACACCAGACGCACTCTGGGGGGCCTCTGATGACCTCCTAGAGGTCCTGGAGGAGCGGGACCCGTACTTGCCCAACGTGGCCATGTTTGATCCTTCGCTACTCGGCAGGTTCGGGAAGGTGAAAACCCCCGGAAAAGAATTGACGCACATGGACATGCATTTTGGTGACGCCTCTAACGTGGTCCTGGTCAAGATTGGGAGCCGCTTTAGGGGCGCCATTATGGCCGTAGATAGAGGCCGTGCGGCCGAACACGAGAATATGGCACCGGAAGGACTTTGGTAATGACCGCATCGGATTGGATCGCAGATGCTCTTTTCTGGTTTGTCATCGGGGCTCTATCGTGGATCATCATGGAAGTGAGGCGTAAGTGAACAAAACCCAGGGGAAGGAGTGTTCTAGATGTAAGGAAGTTAAGGACCTTTCGGGGTTTTACAAGAATCCTAATACCCGCGATGCGCGGCACTCGTGGTGTAAAGCCTGTATGACTGGATGGGCTAAGGAGCGTTACCAGTCTCTCCCCCCTGACGAACGTTGGGCGGTTAAGCTATGGGCAAGCTTTAAAATCACGCCTGCCGAATATATCGAAATGCTGCAAAGTCAGGGCGGAGGTTGCGCCATATGCGGCCGTGCAGCCACGCCCGAAGATGCTAGGAGGCTAGCGGTAGACCATGACCATTCATGCTGTCCCGGGCGGCGAACATGTGGAAAGTGCATTAGGGGATTGCTGTGTTTTCCCTGTAATAGTGGACTAGGGAAGTTTGGGGATGACCCTAACCTACTCCGCCGCGCCATTTCTTACATAGGGGGCAATTCGTGAATCGGACTCAGCTACGCGTTTTGGCCCTACTGCGTACCAAGCAATGGGTTTCGACCACTGAACTTTGTTCCCCCCAGGGTGGGGCGAATAACGGCACCCGTAGGGTGCGGGAACTCAGAGAATTGGGCTACCCGATCGTTAAGCGGCATAAGGCCAATACGACCGATTGGGAATACAGCCTGATCATGCCTCAACAGGAGGAGGTCATTTTTTGAGGCGTAGGGGCGGAATGCTCATGTCACCCCGGACACGGGGTGTGCTTGCCGGACACTATCCGTGCTGCCCTGGTCATGACCACGAGTCGACTAGTCGTGACCGACGGAGATGGCGCAAGAGGATGCGCCGGAAGGAGGAGCGGGCCTGGCTGGCCCAATGGCGGCATGAGTAAGGCCCCCCAGGGCCTCCGGAGAGGTTAGGGCCCCTGGAGGGCCGTTACGCCCCAGCGGAAAGGGGGCCGGAGGCCCACCTAAAGGACGTGCGAACAGAGTACGGGCCACCTGGGCCGATAGCAAGATCAGGAGGCAAACAGTATAGATCACCCCAGAAATGATCAATCCGGACAGACGCAAATGATCTGGACCGAAAGTAGCGGAAATAACGAATCCGGCTATAGGCGCCTTTTGGAAATCTTGTTCACCCCTCCGCAAGCGCGCGGCGCGCATGATACGTTGCGATCAACACAGGAAACCCCGGCAGGCTAGGCCTACCGGGGTCCCGTTCCGCAACAGCGCGCCAACGCTTTGCGGGATGGCCAGTCTGGAGGGACTGACATGGGTAATAGTACAGGTCTGCTTGCGCGCGGCGAAACGGCCCCGGGCACACCGCCCCTTACGGGCACGTTCCAAGGTCCGGTTAGGACCACACGCGCGGCCCTTATGGCCCGTGTCTCGACCGCCGAACAAGTCGACGGATACGGAATCAAAGTCCAAATCCAGGCTGGGGAAGCACATATAGCGGGGAAAAAGGGCTGGATTCTCCCTAAGGAACTCATCTTTATTGATGAGGGCGTTTCCGGATCCGTTATCGACCGTCCCGCAATGCTGCGCCTGGAAGAGGCCGCGCGGGCGGGCCTCATTGACGTAATCGTAGTCCACAAGTTTGACCGCATTGGCCGTACGGGTCGTGCGTTCTGGTCCTGGATTTGGGCAATGGAAGATTTGGGAATTTCCTTTGTCTCCGTAACCCAGAATATTGACTCCAGTACCAAATTCGGCAAACAGCAATTGCAATTTTATGCCATGATGGCAGAGGCCGAATGGGACCTTATTCGGGACCGGACGGTTAGCGGTCGGAATACCGCAGCACTTGAGGGCCGCTGGCCTAGCGGCACTCCCGCTTACGGGCACAAGTCGGTAGGCCCCCGCAAAAAGCGTATGGCTGTCGTCAATAAGAAGGAAGCCAAGGTAATCAAGACTGCCACTGAACTAATTCTAGATCAGGGCATGACTGCCGAGGATGCGGCACGGGAACTGAATTCCCTTGGTTACCGCACCCGTACGGGCGCACAGTGGACCGGGCCTAACCTTACGGCGCGCCTTAAGAGCGCTACCGTTCGGGGGGAGTTCATTTACCGTAATCCCGATAAGTCGGGGAACAAGGTAAAGATGAACATTGATGGGACTCCCCTTTACGGGGACAGCATCACCATTAAGCTCCCCAAGATTCTTTCCAAGAAGCGGCATAACGCGCTGCTCGCTCGATTTAAGCTGCGCTCCCGTCCTAAGACGTCCTTTCAGGATTACCCCCTTTCTACCCGCATCGTGAGCGGGTGTGGACACTACACAGGAAGGTTTGACCGCACTAACGGGCAGAGGTTTTATCACTGCCTTAACCGTGCGGGTAAGCCGTGCAACGATCTGCCCATCGTTGCGGACGATATTGATAACGCCGTCTGGGGGAAGATTTCCGAGACGATTAACGACAGGGAGCAACTAGAGAGGATCGCCCAAGACTGGGTTAAGAAGATTCCCGGGGACATCAAAGATAAGCGGAAGCGCGTCGACGCCCTCACTAGGAGCGTCGAAAGGATTGAAACTGACCTAGTCACGGCAACGGTAAACCTTGCCACCATGACCGGCATTACCGAAAACATTAAAGCGGCTGCACTCGACAGGCTGAATACCGACCTTATGGGGGAACGGGAGTTGCTGCGGGAGGCCGAGGAAATCCTTAAGGAACACGAGGAGGTGGAGGCTCGCGTTAACTCGGTTATGGCCGTGGTGGAGTCGGCGCAAGCCAAAATCCGGGAAATCTCTCTCTCCGAAATGGCGGAGGTTATGGAGATCTTCAAGATTAGGGTTGAGCTTGCGGGGACCCTTAAGGGGAACCGTCCGGGCACTCCGTGCAAGATGTCTTCCTGGCACGAGGAAACGGGGGAGCTAGTCCCGGACTATGTGAGCGAGGATGAGTGGCCGGACGTTGAGGCGTTCCTCCGGGAGTCCCTTGGGCGACGCATGCCGTTCGTGCGGTCTGGTACGCCCCTGCGGGTGCAGATCAACGGGGTGTTGTACAGGCTGCGGCATAACTGTGCGTTCTCGGAGGTCCCGGAGGAGTACGGGACCATGCAGACGCTCAAGAAGAGGCAAGAACAGCTCTGGGGGGCCGAGGTGTGGCCGCAGTTGGTGAAGGTGCTGAACATGCGCCGTCCGGGTGCTCCCATGCCTCCTGTCCGCTACCTGCCGCCTCTGATCATCAGGGGTGAGCTAGTTGGGGACCTCCGGTTGGTAGGCACCGACACCGCAGCAGACAAACAGCCTTCAACAAGGCCGTTCGGGAAGTGGAGTAAGGGGACCGACCTAGCAACAGCGCGTGGACTGCCGTTCGCCCTACTCACGAACTAGGCAGCACGGAGGCCCTGGAGGGCCCTGGGAGACCCGTAGAGGGCCCCGGGGCCCTCCCAGTGCGTCTAGGGGCCAGAGGGGCCCCAGGGGGCAGGGCGTAACGCTTCCGGGCAGGGAGCCGCTTACTGTCCCGGGACACGTCTCTACGCGGGTTGACCCCTTGCGGCGCCTGGAACTTGAGCCGAACGTGAATCTTTCTCAGTATTTGCGAGACGACCGAACACCCCGCTAGTGTGTCCGTAACAGAGCGATGATCCCCGAAAGGTTGTACTCCTCACCGCGTGATCCACGCCACACGAGAAAGGGTTACGCACACACCTGGGGTGTGTGCTACGGTGTGAATACAACACCGGAGGAGCACAACGACGAATGTCACCGAAACTCACCGCACAGTTAGAGACCTAGGATAATTTCATGTCTTCCCCCCTCAGCCGTAAGCCTCATCCCAACCCGGAAATTGAGGCCACGATTAAGGCTGTGTACGACAATGCGGGACAGCAGGTTCGTACATATGCGGAGGCCGCCGCATATCTGGGAGTAAGCAAAAACACCATTGCTTCCCGCTTGCGGAGGGCGGACCTATCAGCCCTAAGCGCGGTGCCTTACGAGGATTACACGCCCGAAAATGTCGACCCTGAACACTTTGGTGATCGGGAGCACATTATGCTCCGCACACTTGCGGAGGAAGCGTCGGGCATGCGTATTAGTGACAAACGACAGAGGGAACTTGACCGCTTTAAGACAAAGTCCCTTAATCTCGTCGTTGTGTACGACCCAGAATACGGCTATTACTGGCGTAAGCGCGGCCAGCGTGACCGTGATTTCTGGGTGGTCCAAGAGGACTAGCCTTTGCAACACTGCTTAACGGGGTCCCCGGCAAACCGGCCGGTGTGGCCCCTTTCTTTTGCCCTACAGGCAAATTGGTCGACAATGCCGAACGATGGTTGAACGCGTTACCAACTCTTTATTGAGTGTGAAGGAAATGTGTGAAGATAGCGCTTGACCTGCGGGTATGTGAAGCATACGCTTTCCATACGCACCGAGGGTAAGAAGGGGGTTAACCCCCGGTAAGCGCTTTACATCAGAGGGTTTTAGGGCCCCTACAGACAGGAAAAACGCAAAGTGTCGCACGCTGCGGGCGGATGCTCTGCCATGATGGATGACCCTAGCGGAAGGGTCTACCGGACTGTAAGAATTGACTTTGACGCCAAAGTAGAAGTCGGTTTCGATACAGACCATAAGCGCCTTTACGTAGCCCTGGGGGAAGACTGTGACTGGTCCCTGGCTGGCCAAACCCTAAAGGGCAATGAGGCCCTTTTCGGGGAACCGGTAATCGAGGATGTTCGAGGCGACAGGTTGTGGTACGAATGGAATGTTCCGACTGAATACATCGCCCGGTACTTTCCCCACGTACGAAGCAAAGAGGACGTTCCGCACGAGCACGCTATCCCCGACTTCTACGGCCTCCCCGGGGCCGCGAGTGAAAAAGGAGGCCATATATCGTAGCGCATAAAAGCGTATCCCAATTCCTCGCCTACTCTGGATGCTCCGAGCGTTACCGGCTAGAGCGTCTCGATAAGGTGCCACAGACCCCCGCCGGTTGGACGCTACAGGGTCTTGCGGTACATGAGGCAATAGAGGCATGGGAACGCTCTAACAGAACAATGGACATGGCGGGCGCCACCGACGTTTACGAGTCGGCATGGCGCCTTCACCTTTCCCGCATGCTAAAGGATGAGCCAGACACTGATAAATGGATGACTGGCAATCCTCGCACTAAGGGCAGCGTGGACCTTAGCCGTAGATTCGGCCGAGGGGTCGAGCAACTAGAGCGTTACATCCATAACGCTCTAAACGAGGGGTGGACCATTTGGGAAACCCCCGACTATGAGCCCGCAATAGAGTTGCCCTTTAAAATCTTCCTCGGTACCATTGAGGTAGTTGGGTATATCGACCAAATCAGAGAATACCCGGACGGCAGTCTAAGGATCGTCGACCTGAAATCGGGAACGAAAATTCCCGCATGGGACTTTCAGCTAGGCGTTTACCGCCTTGCAATTATTGAGTCTTATGGGGTAGAGATTAACGACGGGTCATTCCTTATGCTTAAGGACGATAAAGAGGTTGGCCCGACTGATCTCACCCGTTACACTTCGGAACGGCTAAAGGCATGGTTTGATGGCCTAAACCGTGGCATAGAATCCGAATCATTCATCCCTAATGTCGGGGATCAATGCCGGATATGTAGTGTATGGAAGTACTGTTCAGCCAAGGAAAGGAACTAAATTGGATAACGAAAACGGACGTCCCGAGGTAGCCTTTAATAGCGGTATCACGGTTACGGTTAAGGCTGGCCCCGGTTACGATGCTCCGTGGATCGTCATTCACGCCACGGACGCGGACCATGCGGATGCGATGATCCAGGAGGCGCAGCGGGTACGCCTTACCGAAAGCGTCGGTAACCTCCATAACGAGTTTGCGGCTATCGAGTTGCTTAAGCGTGAGCTTGGAGCGACGGAGGTTAAGGGCAATGGACGCTCTTACGGGTCGTCTAACGGCGGGAACGGCGGTGGTCGCTCCTATGGTGGTGGAGGCGGTAATCAGGGTGGAGGTGGAGGCGGAGCGGCCCCTAGCGGCCCTCCGGCGAACCATGATCTTGCGACCGAATGCCGACACGGTGAAAAGAACTATGTGAGCGGCATTTCCCAGAAGACTAACAAGCCGTGGTTTGGCTTTGACTGCCCCCAGAATTACAAGCAGGGTGAATGTGCTAGGTTCGCTAAGGCCGGGTAACCGGTCTTTTTTTTACCCAAGAATGCACACCCCCTGGGTGTGTGCACGGAAGTAGGTTGATTGCTTACCCTCGTACGTGCCCGCCAATTGGCAGGCAAAGCGGGTGAGCCTCTACCAACCGCATTCCCCGCCCTTGAAAAGGCGGGGGTGCATATCCGGCGCGGACAGCTAACGCTAATCGCGGCAGGATCCGGCACCGGAAAGTCAGCGTTTACGCTCACCGTGGCCTCAAGGGCAGAGGTACCCACCCTATATTTTTCCGCCGACTCCGACGCCTTTACCCAATACACGCGATTGGGTGCCATGCTTACAGAAACCCCCGTATGGGCGGTTGAAAAAGATATGGACGCAGGCAAATCGGTTCACTACGATACACAAATAAATAACCTTGATTACCTACGCTGGGAATTCGACGCAGCACCAACGCTTGACACGTTGGATATGGATATCAGGGCTTTCGGATATACGTATGGATGCTGGCCACAGATGGTAATCGTGGACAATATCAAAAACGTCTGGACGGAATCCGAAAACGAAAACAACCGCTACAGTGAGATTATCGATTACCTGCACGAACTAGCCCGTAAAACGGGCGCGGCGGTAGTCGCCCTCCACCACCTTACCGGCGAATACGACGACGGTATAAAGCCTGCCCCAATGTCTTCCCTACTGGGCAAGGTATCCAAGATTCCGGCAATGATCCTAACCCTCCATAAAGAGGGTAGCTCGGATTTCGAGAATCTAAAACTTAACGTGTCAGTGGTAAAGAATCGCGGCGGAAAAGCTGACCCTTCTGGGCAATGGTTCATTACTCTTCCTGCTAATCTCGAATACATGCAGATCGGATAAAGGAGAAAACATGACTGAGAGCACGCTTAAGGACCCGATTGTGAACATTCTCGTCAAGGGCGAGGAGGTTCCCCGTGTGGTCGACAACGGTGACGGCACCGTCACGTGGAACCTCAAGAAGGAGGCTGCCGCCGCGATCGCTCTTGCGGCCCTCAAGCAGACGCTTACCGGCCTCATGGACGGACGCTCCGGCCGTCGCTCCTCGGCCCCCTCTGGTGGCTTTGCTGACTTCCTCAAGGGTGGTGGCATCTGACGGCCCGCAAAGGCTACAGGGAGTGCGTCAAGTGCCATAGGAACCGCGCTGAACGGTTCTTCAAGGGGACTAGGGGGAAGATGTGCGCTGCCTGCCGTAAGGGCGGGCAGCGTGCCTCTAGCCGCAATGCGCGGCTACTCAAAACGTACGGCCTCACAAACGAGGATTACCGAACCCTTTTCGAACATCAGGGCGGGGTTTGTGCTATCTGCCTAGAGCCACGCCGCACCAATTTGGCCGTTGATCACTGCCACAAGACGGAAGCGATCAGGGGCCTTTTGTGTGCCCGCTGTAACGGGCAATTGCTTGCCCGTGGGGCGAGAGATAGGCCAGACGTCCTAAGGCGTGCTGCGGACTATCTAGAGAACTATCCGGCCGATAAGGCGCTAGGGCGCCGGTACACATTCGACAAACAGGAGGACATGCCTAATGGCTAAGGGAATCACGTACGGCATTTCGCTTAAGGGCAAGCTTAACGAGGAAACGGGAGGGAACGTTATCTCCCTGGACGCCCTTAAGGCTTTCATCTATGAGGTACAGGACTCTATCGGTACCGACGACGATCCGCTTATCCGGCTCGATTGGGATTCCCTCACCTACTCGTACGAGGAGAACTAGGCATGCCCCGACACAACGGCAACACGACTAAGGCCAGTAAGCGACAGGCGCGTATCGACCGTGCCCGATTCGGCACGACTAACGATCCCGAGGATTGGGAGCGTTACACGCGTCAGATGATGCGCGATTATCCCGAGGACTACTCCTCCTCATGGACCAGTGAGACGGCCCAAGAGGGGCGTTACATGGGGGACTAATGGATCCGGTAGATAAGCCGTCCATTAAGGAATTGCTAGAGCACTACGACGCGGAACACGTCATAGACCGGGGCTCATGGGCCCCGGTTAAGTGTCCCTTTCACGAGGACCGTAGCGCTAGCGCGTCCGTAAATACGGGCCTGAACACCTTCAAATGTCATACATGCGATTTCGGGGGCGACAGTTTCGCCCTGGTCATGTGGAGAGAGGGGATAACCGATTTCGGTAGTGCCATCGAATTCTGTGAAGGAATTCTTGGAGGAAGCTACGGCGGGATACAACAAGGCGGTAAAGGGAAACGCCGCCGCAGAAACGTTCTTGACGAAGAGGTTCGGGCCCCTGTGGCAGGACAGCGCTCGATTCTTTCGTCTAGGCGTCGTAGACGACCCGTTGCCGGGTCATGAACAATACCGAGGAATGCTAGCCATTCCCTACGAGGCCCCCTATGGGGTCGTGGGAATGAAATTCCGATGCCTCTTGGACCACGACTGTAAAACAGTCCATAAGACCCGGTACCTTAACCCTGCGGGTAATGAGCTAAGGCTCTTCAATACGGCAGACCTATTCCGTAACGAGGAATACCTAGCCATTGCTGAGGGCGAAATAGACGCGATTACCTCGCATCTATCAGGAATTCCCACGGTAGGCGCCCCGGGCGCGACTAGTTGGAAGCCCGAATTTACCCGCATGATCAGAGGCTATAAGGCGGTTTACGTGTACGCGGACAACGATGATGGCGGAACGGGTCTGGAAAAGTTTGCGGAGCCATTGGCCGCACTCATCACTAACGCTCGCGTAATCCTCCTTCCCGAGGGACACGACGTTAACTCGTTTGTTCAGGAAAACGGCTACGACGCACTTAAGGAGCTAATAGGTGTCTAAGTTTCAGATTTTCGACAACGTGACTTACGTCCCCTCCGGGGATGCCGGGGTTATCTCCGACATTCGAGAGCACGGCGCGATGTCCCGAGAATATTACGTCACCTTCCCCGATCAGCCGGGCCTTTCCGGCCGCTGGACGACATACGTTTACCTTGCACCCCGTGCGCAGACCCGTAAGCAGGCTGCACGAACGGCGGGGGAGGCCCTGGTAAAGGGTGAGCGACAGAACACTTACGGGGATCCGGACGTGTCCTTTAACCGCATCGCAAAGCTTTGGTCGGCCCACCTCGGGACGGAGGTCACTAAGCGGGACGTCGCCCTAATGATGATCCTAATGAAAGTGTCTCGCGAAAAGAGCAGCCATAAGGCGGATAACCTAGACGATATTGAGGGTTACGTTTACTGTGCCCGGATCCTTAAGGAGGTCTAATGTACTTCCCTAAGCAGGAATTTGCTTGCGAGGAAAGCGACGGGAGTGATTACATTACCGTCGCGGAAAGCAGATACGACCCGGACGCCGTTTATGTCACGGCCTCCGAGCACAACGGCGCAGGGGTCATGACTCACCACATCGGATTTTTCCTCACCCCCCGGGATGCCGTCGCCCTGGGCCTCCGGCTAGCGCGTGAGGGACTTGCCAAGGTTAGGAGCACCGCTAATGATGCGTGAATGCCAAGAAACGCTTACGGTCGGCCGCTTCCAGTTGTGCTTTATTCGCTCTGGCGATAGCCAGTCGGTATCCATTCTCAATGAGCACGGCGACGAAATCGCCTATGACGAAATCACCTACTATGAGGCCGCCGGTTTGGTCGACTTTTTCGAAGGAGCGTAATTGAAGCACGATGCTAGTAGCCCGTATACCGTAGTCCTTATTCCTGACACTCACGTGCCGGAACATCACACGGGCGCGGTTGCCAATATTGGCGCCCTCCTAGAAGAGGTCAAGCCTAAGGGTGTTGTCCATACCGGTGACTTCCTGAATCTCGACGCTCCCTCCCGCTGGTCTAAGGGAACCATTAACGAGTTTGCGGGGGGTGTTCACGAGGAGCGGGAAAAGGGTAAGCGTGTCCTAGAGTTTTGGCGGAGTAAGCATGACGGTTACTTTGGCCTCCACCTCGGTAACCACGATATCCGCATTAGCGCATATCTTCAAAAGTATGCGCCTGCCGTAGCGGGGATGCCGGAATGGCAGTATGACCGCCTCTTGGACCTCCCCTCGTTTGGTATTGAGGTACGGGACAGTATCCATAAGATTGCCCCCGGTTGGGTTTCCACGCATGGCGATAACCGCGAAATCAAGATGACGCAAACGGCCGGAGGCACGGCCTATAACGCGGCCGTCAAGTATGACCAGAATGCGGTGTGTGGTCACACGCATAGGGCGGGACTTGTCCAGACGTCCCACGGTTACGGGGGCCGTATGCGCTCCAAAATCGGTATGGAGATTGGCCACATTAGCGATATGGCTAAGGTCACGTACCTGGGTACCGGTTACGCAAATTGGCAAATGGCGTTTGGCATGCTGCACGTTTCCGGTAATCGGGTGCAGCCGCAAGTAATCCTCATGGCTAATAACGGATCGTTCATCTATGACGGGATGCGGTTTGAAAATGGCAAGATTAGGAAGGCTGCATGATGAGTTACAACCCGGAAGACTTTGTTAGCCTCGCTCGGTCGGTTGCGCGCAGCTTTGCGCGTGACTGGCCCGGCATTGACGCCGACGATTTGCACGGCGAGTTGAACCTTAAGCTAGTGGAAAAGCGGCACTTTTTCGAAAAGACGACCGGTAACCTTAACGGCGCGGTTGGCGCCTATCTCCGAAAGTATGCAACCGAGTATTGCGCTAAGGAGCGCTACCGGGCCGTTTACGGCACCCCCCATTACATGTACGGAACCGATGAGGTAGCCGTACTCCTAGAGGTCTACTACCTCCCCCGGGACGCATGGGCAGAGGCTAGCCCTACGGCCACGTACGGGCGTGAAAAGACCCGTGACGGGCGGTCCATGGTTACGGCCCTCATCGACGTTGACAAGGCCTATCAGGGGCTCACGGAGGCGCAAGCGAGCACACTCCGGGATGACTGGGAGCACGGCCCCCAGGAGGCCGCTAAGCGTAACGACAAGTCCCTTGCCACATGGTCTAGGGCGCACTCCCGCGCGGTAATGCGTTTGCGTGACCTCATGAACAATGAACGGCTTATCGCTATCGATGCACATGACGGGCCCGGGGCCCGTAAGCGTATGAGTAACAGCACGGCGCAAGTAATCACTAATCGGTAGGGAGATAAAGCATTGAAGAAGAATACTGCTAACACTGACAGCCGTTTCGACTGGGTTTACAATCCGAACCTTTCTGGTCCGGCCGTCAAGGACGAAAAGCCCGGTAAGATCGTAAACGCTATCGCGTTTACTATCGTCTTTATCCTCATTACGGGCCTAGTGTTCCTTTGGCTGGGATTCCTCGCAGTCCTCATCATGATTGTATTCGGCCTTTCCTTCCTTAAGGCCTACGCGGCAGGCGTGCTTTTCAACATGCTACTTGTCGCCATCACCACCAATAAGAAGACTAAGTAAGGAGCTAAACAATAACTAGCCTGGCAATTCTCGACGAAATCAATTGGGGCCCGACGGGCCAGACCGTTTACGAAAGGACTTACTCTCGCCCTAAGGCGGACGGCACTAAGGAAACGTGGCCCGAAACGGTTACCCGCGTCGTTGACGGTAACCTGGGACTTGTCCCCCCGGACGCTATCGAGCCGGGGGAACGGGAGGATCTCATTTCCTTTATGCGGGACTTCAAGATCCTGCCCGCTGGACGGCATCTTTGGGCCTCCGGCGTTAAGGGACGGCAGTACCTCTTTAACTGTCACATTGCCCCCTGGGACGTTAAGCGGCCCGAACGGCATTTCTCCTTCGTATTCCTCCGCCTCATGGAAGGTGGAGGCGTAGGGGCCAACTATTCAGATGACCGCCTTAGCGGCTATCCGGAAGTGGAAAACGTCCTAGACATTCACATTGTGTGTGACCCCGAACATCAGGACTATGCGGCCCTTAAGGAGGCCGGTCTACTGTCCACCACCTATACGCCCGATTGGGTGGGGGCCTACGAGGTAGAGGACTCCCGAGAGGGATGGTGTACATCCCTAGAGCATCTGATTAAGGACGCTCACGATTGGAACCTAATGCATCGGGCGCGAGTCTTTGACGTGTCCCGTGTGCGGCCCTCTGGGGCGCGTCTGAAGGCCTTTGGCGGCAGGGCCTCCGGTCCCCTTCCATTGGCGCAGATGCTTAAGAGCGTTGCTGCCATTCTGAACAATCGGGGGAAGTATCACGGAACCCTTACCGGCATGGACGCTATGGCCATAGATCATGCCATTGCGGAATGCGTTGTCTCGGGTGGCGTAAGGCGTTCCGCCCGTATGGCAATGAAACATTGGAAGGATCCGGACGTTATCGACTTTATCCGCTGTAAGGAGGACAGCGGGAGCCATTGGACGACGAACATTAGCGTCATTGTGGACCAGGAATTCATGCAGGCCATTAACGGTGACCTGGGCCTAGAATGGCAGATGAACGCTACACGCGTTATGGACGAAACCGTAAACGGTATGCTCGTTAACGGCGAACCTGGTTTCTTCAATCAGACGCTAGCCCAGGTGGGCGAGGTGGACCCGATAGAGGCCACTAACCCGTGTGGCGAGATTCCAGGGCCACAGATGATGGCGTGTTGCCTTGGGCACGTGAATATGCAAGCTTTCGTGAAGCCTGACGGTAAGGTCGACTATGAGAACCTACTAAAGGCTCACCGGCTCGTAACCAGGTTCCTTATCCGTGCCACGTTCGGAGACTTTACGGATGAGGAGCAGCTAGCCGTAATGCGGCGGGAACGCCGTATTGGAGTCGGTCACTTTGGCGTACAGGGTCACTTGAACCTTAGAGGTATCCGGTACTCTCACGCTCCCCGTGATCGGCGTTTCCGCTACGACCTGGAGGAGCTTTACGACACGGTGAGGGATGAGGCTCGCGAGTATGCCTTTAAGCTTCGGATCCCGGAGCCTATCAAGGTAACGACTGTTGCCCCCACGGGGTCCATTGCGAAGCTTCCCGGGGTGCCGGAAGGTGATCAGGCGATTTACGGCCGGTACTTTCTCCGACGGATCCGTTTTTCAGCGGTGGACCCTGAACAGATGGCACAAGTCAAGGCATACGAAGATGACGGATATCAGGTAGAGGACTGCATTTACGCGGCCAATACTAAGGTTGTCACCATTCCGACTAAGGATACTCTGATTGCGGAAATGGAGGCTCGGGGCCTTGACCCCGATATTGTCGAGTCTCAGGACCAAATCAGCCTGGAAAGCTCCATAAAGTTTCAGGCCATGTACCAAACCTATTACGCGGACAACGCGATTTCCCACACGGTAAACATCCCGGAGGGCAGTGTTACCGCAGATGAGCTTAAGGCAGTGCTGATTAAGTATCTGCCCAAGCTTAAGGGGACAACCATTATGGTTGATTCCTCCCGCCCACAGTCTCCCTATGAGCGAATGACTCGTGAGGAGTATGAGGCTGCAAAGGCCAAGAGTGTTTCTGACGCTATCGATTTGGAGTGTGCAACGGGAGCGTGTCCGATCCGATAAAGGATCGGCGGGTTAAGTATCTGTCTCACTACGGGGTTCGTTTCTGTTGCGTTTGCGGATGGACGGAAATGGACCTCGTTTTGAGCGGAGATTCTTTCTCTGCCGAATGGTACGACGAATGCCCTAACGGCTGTTTCGATAAGGAGCAATACGAACTTGCGTGTAACGCTAATCGCAAAGACTGAAACCAATTACTATGCAATGGAGGACGCTACCGATGGACTGTACGACCCAGAAGGGTACATACAGGAAAACGGTGTTGGCGCAGACGACATAACTAACGGCTGTGATTCGGTCCCCGTATTCGGGGGCCGTGCCTGCTATCAGTCTTGGCATAAGCCTAATCCGGCTACGGCAACAGAGATGGGCTACCTAAAGAACATTCTTGACCAGGGCCATTACAGTGTTCTGGAGCATTCCTCGGCCACGTTCTACGTGACAGGGGTTAGCCGGAACATGACGCATGAGCTAATCCGACACCGGCACTTGTCCTATTCGGAAATGTCACAGCGTTACGTCGACATGGAACACTCCCGAATGGTTATCCCTCCGGCCCTACGAGGGGAGTATGGGGGTGGCGAAACAGCCCCCCTGCCGTGGGCGCCTCTAAGGGACTATGAGGCGACGGTAAACCGGCTCAAGGCTTCCGGCCTTAAGCGCAAGGAAGCACGGGAGGCCGCTAGGGCGGTCCTCCCCGGAGGGACAGAAACCCGCATTGTCGTTACCGGCAACATGCGTGCATGGCGCGATTTCCTCAATAAGCGTTGGCATGTAGCGGCAGACGCGGAGATTAGAGAGTTCGCCGGAAACATCCTTGCCCAGCTAAAGGATATCGCCCCTGGGTGTTTCCAAGATTACGACACAACCCAACCAATTGGAGGTTAGCTAAATGGCTATCGTGGAAAAGGTTTCCACCTATTACGAGTGCACGATTTGCGGCATGCAATATTCGTGGCCCATTGAAGACTGCATGAATTCCACCGACGCGCAGCATCAAGCGGCAGGTGGAGGCGGTGGCGGTGGCGGTGGCGAAGGTGAGGGGGAGGGCTAACCATTAGCCGTATAGGTTGGGACGCGTACTTTATCGGCGTAGCAAGGGCCGTAGCGGCTAGAGCCGACTGCACTAGATCAGAAGTTGGCGCAGTCCTGGTCAAGGACAACCGCATCATGGCTACTGGATACAACGGGGCCCCCTCGGGGGCCCCTGGGTGCCTTACAGCGGGTGCATGCCCTCGTGGCAGGCTGGACTACTCAGAGCGGCCCCCAGGGGGCACATACGGCGACTGTATAGCCGTTCATGCGGAGCGAAACGCATTGGAAGAGGCAGGCAGGCGAGGAACCATTAAGGCAACCCTGTACATAACTAGGGCCCCGTGCGGCGAATGCGAGGCAGCGATTTGGAAGTCTGGCGTTACCCGCATTGTGTGGGATAGCCCAGAAGGACTCATGTCCCTAACGTAAAGAAACCCCCCGGCTCAATGCCGGGGGGTTTTCGTCACGTCGAGTTACGCCGCAAGTGTCTTAGGCTCGATGGAACGGTCTACCTGGTAAATCGCGTAATACCCGTAGCCCGTGTGCTCTTGATAAAAACCGAAACGGCTACCAAAGCCAGCATCGGTGAAATATTTAGCCCAGTAGTGGACGCGGTTCCAAGCTGCGGCCTCACCCTGGACTGTTTCCACAAACTCACTGCGGTTAGCCTTTGCCCGCTTAGACGTGCGGACAATGCAAGAGTCACCCATAAAGTCACTTCCTAAGCGCATGGCTGGGTTTAGGGCCCCCTAATTGGCCCCGCCCCTTCCAACACCCCTAGTGAAGCACACACCTTAGGGGTGTGCAAGTACTGGCCTAAGCCTCACCTCGGGGAGTCTCAACTCCCCATGCGCGGAAGCGACTTGACGCGGCGTAGGTAAGTAAGTAAGTATCTATCCAGCGCAGCACATAGCTACATACATACTTACTCACTAGGGGAGTGATCACGTGGCAGTCGTCACGGAGCGGCCGCAGCCGAAGGACACCGTTTACAGCGGCCTCTTGGGGCGCACCGTTCGCACGCTGGCCCCGGGGACCGAGGGGGACCCCGTAGGGATCCTAGGGAGCCTCCTAGTCGGTTTCTCGGCCCTGGTCGGCCCGCAAGCGCGAGTCAAGATTTCTGCCCTGGATAACCACCCTGCCCTAGTTTGGGCCCTTTTGTTGGGGCGTACCTCGGATGGCCGGAAAGGCTCGGCCACTAGTGCCGCTAAAGCGCTACTGCGGTTGGCGGATGACGACTTTTTCAAGACGAACACCGTTAGCGGTATTTCGTCGGGTGAGGGACTCATTAAGGAAGTGGAGGATCCTACTCCGGAAGATTTGGACCTAGTGGAAAGCATTACAGCCCTAACCGGTACCCCGGTTAGCGTTGACCCTGATCTGATTGGAAACCAACGGCGGTTTGTGATCGAATCGGAGTACGCTAACCTCATGACTCGTTCCGCGAGGAGCGGCTCCCTTTCCGGTGTCCTCCGTCAAGCGTGGGACGGAGACGACCTTAAGACACGAACCAAAAAAGGCAGCATGACCGCTACCCGCCCTCACATCGCCGTTTTGGGACACATTAGTCCCGGAGAGTTCCGGGACATGATGCGCGCTAAGGAACTTGCCGGAGGTAGCTATAACCGCTATCTCATCCTCCACGTTCATCAGGTCCAGAGTTTGCCCGACGGGGGCGATGTGGACATGAAAGAACTAAAGGCTTGCGCTAAAGAACTAGCCTTCAATGCGGCATGGTTCAATCAGGGAGACGATTTCCTGATTACCCGCACTAAGGATGCGGGAGAGTATTGGGCCGATTACATGTATGAGGCTATTGCAAGGGAGAATCCGGAGGATGAGACGCTAGCCCAGTTTACGGCCCGTAGGGCCCCGTACACGCTTAGGCTTGCGGCCCTGTACGCGATTGCGGACGGCCGGAAACAGATTGGGGTAAGGGACCTTAAGGCGGCAGACGCACTCTTCCGATACAGCATGGAAAGCGCGGAGTACACGCTAAAGTCTGCCTATAGCCGTTCGGAGGCTCCTCCAGCCACTAACCCTCTCGCAAGGGCCCTGTATCAGGCCGGGGATGACGGTCTAAGCATTAGCGAAATTAGGGATATCGTCGGTAAGGGTAAGCCTAGGCCGGAAATTGATGCGATGATGGACGGCTTGCCCGTCGATTCCAAGCTAAGGCGTAACGACATGGGGCGGCCGTCGACCGTGTTCTACTGGGTTGGGGAAGAGGGCGCGGACGGGTACGTTTAGCGGTTGGTTATTACGGCGTAATAGGGCCTCCGAAAGGGGGCCCTTAGCCCATGTCGGGATTTATGGCCTTAAGCTAACCCTAAACGGACATTAGGGTAAACCCCTTAAGGGTGTTGCACACCCCTAGGGTGTGTGCTTTAATAGTCCTAACGGCGGGGCCGACAGGGCGGTCCCCCACCAACCCTTAAGGGGCCCCCAATGTTCGTTCTCGCCTACATTGAGATCACTGCCACCGCTAACACGCTGGGCATGTCCGGTGAGGGCGCGTTCACCGTTTACGGTGAGGGCTCTTTTAACCTCCGTTTCTCGGACGTTTACGAGGGCATGGACACTGCCTGGGACATGCACGTTTCGGACTGCTTTAAGTACGACTCCATTACCGTTGAGCACGTCGTTTACTACTACGACAACGAGGACCAGAGCCGCGACGTGCCGTTTTACGCGGCCCCGTCGACGCGTGAGCGTCTCGACGGATGGCGAGAGATGGCTTACGCCTGCTAAGGCGCATCCCCCCTTTAGGGCCTCTCCGGGGGCCCTTTGGCGTTTCCGGGATTAGGTATTGCACACCCCCTTAGGGTGTGCTTTAATGGCCTTAGCGACGAAAGCGGAGGGGTTAGGGCAGTGCGAGAAACGGTTAAGGGTATACTGGTACGGGCAAGCGTTACCGCCATTGTGACGTTTGCTATCTACGGGCTCATGGTTTTCTACCGTTACCGGTTCCCCATTTACCTCTACTCTTAGGGTTGCACACCCCTAGCGGGTGTGCTTTAATTAACCCATCGGGCGGGATTAGGGCCCCGTCTCCAGCGGAAAGGGATTAGCCATGATGGACACGGTTCTCTGGCATGACGCAGGCACCCCGGTTGCGCGGTGCGTGCACTGCCTTGAGAAAGCCCCTGGAGGCCACTACACGTGCACCGTAGAGGTTCCCTGCCAGGACTGTTACGACGCGGCCCTCTACTGGGCCGAGGAGGCCGGTAACTACCTCGTGAACGATTACGGCCCCCAGGGCGACTAGGAGCGTGGACCACGAGGGCCCCTACGGGGGCCCTCTGGCATGTCTGGGCACGAGGAGGCCGAGCCTGTACCGTGAGGGGCGCAGGGAGGCCCTGGAGGGCCGTAGGGAGGCAGGGGACGCATGGACGGGTACAACCCATTTCAGTACGCGGCGCCGGGGGACACGTTTAGGACCACCGTTAACGGCATTGACTTTCAGTCGCTAAAGCTGGATGACGGGTCGTACGCCGTTAGCGGCGGCGACTGGACGGCCGTAGGGTGTCCTAACGAATTGGCCGTAATGGAAGCGATTATGACCCATTTGGAAGAACTCCAAAACTCTTGAGGTTAGGGCTATGCACACACCCCAAGGGTGTGCTTTAATAGTCCTAACGCCGAGCACGGCGGGTAACAACTCAAGAGGGATCCGGCAAATGCCTACTTTCAGTGCCCGGAGTGGTCAGAAAATCGAAATGATTTTCATGGGTGATGAGTATGAGGTAATCGTCAGGGATGCGGATGGGGAGGTCATCTCCACTACCCGGATCAACCGCCTTAAGGCGGCGGAGATCATGATTCAGGTCACCGACCAAGACTAAGCCGGAAAGGGAACGGGGGCCCCGAAAGGGGCCCCTTTTCCTTTGGCCTCCAGGAATGGACAAAAGCCACAAATCGGACTTGCCCCTAATGTCCCTAATGTCCGATTAGGGGGTTTTATCATCATATAGTGGACGACGGGGTATTTATCATCTCATGGCGCCCATTGGGCGAAATATTAGACATGCCTAATCACTTAAAGTTACCGGGATTAGGGGTTGCACACACCCATAGGGTGTGCCATAATTAAGACATCGAAAGGGGGAAGGGCCCCCGAGGAAAGGGAAGCATGAACGCGAAGCTTAAGACCCGCAAGGAAGCTAACGGAACTTACTCTTGGGCCCTGATCGCGAAGGACACGGCGGTTACGTGGAACGCCACGGAGGCTAAGACCCCCTGGGGGGCCCGCGTACAGGGCGCCCCGTACCTGAAGATGGAACTGGACGCAATCGCCTGGATGGCCACCCAGGAGGCCAAGCCTCGCAGCGGGTACACGGGGGACTTTGAGCCGGTGAGCCCGGCAGTGATGGAAGGCAGGCGGAAGCTGGAAGCGCGAGGCTTCTAGGAAAGGGCCCCCCGGAAGGGGGGTCTTTCTTTTGCCCTTAATCGGACATGTCGCTAATGTCTGACATACCCGAAATGTCGGAAATGTCCCTTAAGTCGGAAATGTCCACTATGGCATATCTTATGATGATAAATCATGACATAAAGGACCAATCGGTCATGTCGCCCTGCGCGACTAATATCATGATAAAACCCCCTATGTCCGAAATGTCCCTTTTGCCCCTTTTGTCCATACCTCTAACCACCTACCCCTAAGGGGTGCGGGATTATTACGCCGTAATAGCTAAGGGCCCTAAGGTGGCTTGCACACCCCTAACGGGTGTGCTTTAATGGAGACATCGCAAGGGCAACGGGTTAGCGGAGGCAAGGCAATGGAAACCGTCCGGGTTTTTTGGAAGTGCACCACTAAGGGTTGCAAGTCTCACGCGGTTACCGACCTTGAGGCCCACCGTGGTAAGCCGTTCCTTACCGGCGAATACGCGCCCCTTTGGGGTAAGTCTCACGACATTCACGTCTGGGTGTTTGGTGGCACCCCGGAGGTACAGGAGGCAATGCGCCTCCTGTACGCCGCTAACGGGGCCTCCTGCGAGGCGCACGGCCCTATGGCCGGTAAGCACCTTAAGGGCTCGTACAACCCGGAAAAGGTTTGTGACGGCCGCTGCACGAACGCTAAGAGCGCCGCTTGCGACTGCCAGTGCGGCGGGAAGAATCACGGTAACCGTTGGGCCTCCTAAGGACCAGGGCCCCCGAAAGGGGGCCCTTAGGGGTTGCACACCCCTAACGGGTGTGCTTTACTTAGGTCAACGACAAAGGGGAGGGGCTAACCGTGGCAACGGTGCTCAAGTGGAAGCGGATTGAAGCGGGCCAGTATCACGCTTACGGGGAAACTCACTCTTACTACGTTGAAGAGCACGAGGGACAATGGCGGATAAGGGTCTTTAAGGACCTTATGCCTATCGCCCTTAACTACTATGGCGACAATAAGCGGGAAAACGTCATGCTGGCTAACGCGTTCGAAAGCCTGGGGGACGGTTACCGCCCGGAGGACCACGGGCACCGTGAGCGCATTACGGAAGCGGTAGCGATAACCCACAAAGCCATTATGGCGGGTATAGACATAGAGGCCGCTAACCCTGTAACCTCTAACCACACCCCGGCGGAAGGAAACGAAATGGACGACAACGACATTGAGCGTATTACCGGCGAGAGTGCCGAGACTCGCGCGGTAATGCGGGCCCTGGGAACCGAAACCGACATGCACATTCAGGCGGGGGAACGGCTCCCCATGGGATCCGTGGAAGAGTACGCGACAGCCGCGCGACTGTGGTTGGGTGACCACACGGAATTGACCGGTAAGGAAATCGACAACGCGGATTACGGCGTTGCTCTGGAATGGTTCCGGGAAACGGTCGGGTGGGTTGACCCGAACGGCACTAACCCGCTAAAGTCTGAATCACAAGCCAGCGGAAAGGGATACAACGTGTCTGAGTCTAAGCTTTTCAGTGCGGCTAACCGGCAAGCCGTGCACCACAAGGATGACGCGGAAAAGTGCAACACCGTTAAGCGCGCTGCGGCGCGAGACTTCAACGGCTTTCCCGTACTGAACTGGGCAGAGGCAGCGGAAATCAAGGCTTGCGCTAACTGTGTCACCGAGGTTGAAGCGGAGTTGATCCTCATGGCGGAGGCCCTGGAGGCCCCTACGGACACGACCCCCGACCCGGAGACCGAGGAGGTCCCGGAGGACGCTCCGGAGGCCCCGGAGGAGGCCCCGGAGGAGGCCCCGGAGGACGAGGAAGAGGACGACCCTTCCCCGGAAGAGCGCGCTAAGGCTGAATTCAGCCTGAACGGTGACCCCTGGGTGGCGTTCGAGAACTGGACCAAAATCGCGGTGGCTAACCGCCCTAAGGGCGACGCGGAGGAGTCCAACGCTTACCGCTACTGGATGGACAAGTCCACGCGAATCGGTGAGATTCTCGGAGTCGAGTAAAACCCCTAAAGGGGGGTTGCGCTAACCCTAAGGGTTAGGGCATAATCCTAAGCAGAAGGGAACGGGGGCCGAAAGGCCCCCGCTCCTGACACCCGGCGGAAATCAAGGAAAAGGAAACCCGGTCATGGCGCGCAAGATTATTGAGCTGGTAGAGGTTATCGACGACGTTACCGGCGACGTTATCCCCGAAGAAGACTCGGACATTGTTCGATTCTCCCTTGACGGTGTGGCGTTTAAGCTGGAAACGTCTAAGGATCAGGCGAACGGTTTCCGGGAAATGTTCGCTAAGTACATTGCTTGCGCGGCCGTCGACGAACCCCAGGTTGCCACTCCGGCCCGTGCCCGGAACACCGCGCCTATCCGTACGCAGACGGCCGCGCCGAGGGGCCCCCGACGGAACACCGGCCACAACCTGAACATGGTTCGCCAGTGGGCTATCGGAGAGGGCTACGAGGTGGGAGACCGGGGCCGGATCCCCATGGACATTAAGCAGTCTTACGCGGAAGCGCACAACGTTTCCGTTGATGACCTCATGCCCGTAAAGGGCTAAAGCTAGGCCGGAAACGAGAAAAGGGCCCCCGCCATAATGGCGGGGGCCTTAGTCGTTTAGGGGGTTAGATACATACTTACTTACTCACCCGATGGGACATCAGTGTAAAGGGCCTCCAGGACCTTAGTGTCGTGCTCGGTAACCGGCACGGTTGCAGAGTCCACGTTGACGCCTAGGACGCCTGCCACGGCCCCTAGGACAAGACCCGTGGGGAGGTTGTGGAAGTAGAACGCGACTAGGGGGAGTAGGGCCGCTACAGCGGCGTACAGGCGTGCGCGGTTACGGTCGAGAAAGGTCATTAGCGTTTTGCTCCTAACGGTTGCGCGGGAAGGATCCCGCATGTTTTAATCAACGTGTCGCCCTAAGGGGGCGATGAACCCCGGCGGAAAAGGGATAAAGGAAATGGGACAAGGATACGGACTAGTCGTTATGGACTGCGTCAACTGTCACAATGTGCTTACCTTTATGGCGGAGAATGCGGATAGGATTATGGCAATGCCGATCCTGCCGGAAACCGGTTTGCCGGTAGACGTCCAAATGGTCAACGGTAAGCCCGTTCCTCGTGAGTTCACCGACGACGAATTGCAGCGTGCGCAGGGCAACAAAAAGCCTATGTGCCTTGACTGCGCAGAAAGGTCTGTACGGTCGATGCGTGCCCGGGGGTTTATACCCCCGGAGATTGACCGTAGGGCGTACGACATTCCGGCCTAAGGACTAACCGCTAAGGGCAACCCCCCGCCTTAGCGGGGGGTTGCACACCCCTTAGGTGTGTGCTTTAATGGAGACACAAGCAAGGGGCACCAACGGAGGGGTTAGGGAAATGCGTTTCGGAACCTCGCACGCACCGCACCGGATAGATGCGATTCACCAGACCCTAGAGGGCAAGGTAAATCAGCAGGCTTACGAGGAATTCAACACCCCGGAGGAGGCCCGCAAAGGGCTTACCCGCATGTATCGCGAGTATGACGCGGAAGTTTTGGGGGTTAGCGGGGACACTGAGTTGGTTTGGATGAACCTTTACGAAAACGGTGTCCTGACCGATCAACGTGTGGCGGAGTTTTAAAGGTTAGGGCCCCCGAAAGGGGGCCCTTTTCCTTTTAGCCCTTGTAACCCTTAAAGATTGCAGCCCACTGGGCCTTACCGCACACGGTGTCCGGTCGACCATGAGCCTGATACGCAGGGTGCGCAATCTGATAGGCCTTAACCGCAGCCTGGGTGCCCGTGCCGTACATCGGCCCCGGACCAGACTTGTAATAGCGCTTATAGCCTAGGGCAATTAGTCGCTTATCTAGGAGCGTGACATACGGGGAAGCCTTACCGGGGTAAAGCTTATCGAACCCGGGGAATGCCGGAACCTTTACAGGCTTAGTCACCTTACCGGGAAGGGTCGTCTTAACCGGTGCAGCCGGATAGGCCGGATAGCCGTAACCCAGGACCGTAGCGACCTTACGGGGACGCGTCCGCTCATAGGCGCCATCACCATTAGACTGAGAACCGCCATTACCGCTAGAGGTATTACCCTCATAGGTAGTAATCGTGGTGTCCGTAAAGGACTTTACGATACCGACGTGATCGGCCAAACCGTCAACGTCCCAATCGTAAAAGACGATAGCGCCAACCTTAGGGGTCTCGCCCCACTGCTTACGGGCCTTAAACCAATTCACGTGCGCAGGGGTGTAAGCAAACTTGCCAACGGCCGCAGCGTTACCGGATTTGTCCGCGCAATAGGAAATGTACATGTCGCACCACGGCTGAAAGTTCAGGCCGTACCACTTACCGAATACGGTGTTGTTATTCGGGCCCTCCTTATAGGCCTTATCGACCCAGGTTTCACACTCTGCCAGCATTGCCTTAACGCCAGACATACCTACTCCTTTCTTTTGGCATGAGAAAGGCCCCCACCAACCCGGTAGGGGCCTGAAAGCTTTCAAGGGGTCTAGGAGGCCCTGGAATCCTTGTCCGGGGCCGTCGTGCCGCCCCGTGTCTCTACGGCCCTTACGGGGCCGCTAGGCCCTCTGAGGGCCTCCATCACTTGCGCATGCTGGGACGTGATCAGAGTGGAGAGGTCATCTAGGGCCCGTTCCCCCGTCACGAGGGACCGGAGCATCCCGTTTTCCGCCTCCAGCCTTTCCACACGCGCGGTTAGGTCCCTAACCGTCGCCTCTAGCCTGTCGGCTCTAGTCTTTTCTGCCTCCGCGTTTTCCTTCCAGAGGCGGGCAGACTCCGTATCCGTTTCTGACCTAAGCCTTACGAATGCGGTTCCCACCCCTATTAGGCCTCCGCATGCACCCAATACAAGGCCCACATAATCCATTGCCGGTATCCCCTCTAAATCTAGTAAGGCGTCTTAGTGCCGAATGCATGCGGCACGGGGGTGCCGACGTTAAACACAGAAATAGTCGTGTTCCATTCGCAAGTTCCACCGGAGACATTTACAGTATGTGCAATTCTTTCGACCTGTAGATAAGCCGTTAGCCATGGGGCGTAATCGGGGAGATTCTTTAGAGTCAGAATTCCCAATAGGTCCATGCGCAGAATCTTTGCCGCCATGCCGTAATTAGGCGTAAGGCTAAAAGATAGGTCGCTTAGCTGAACCTTAGGACGGTTGTAACCGTCATCACCATTCAGCAAATCGTTAACCTGTAGCTCAACGTTCGCCGTATTAGACAGGTTGCTTTCAAACGTCCACGGCCTCTTGCCGTAACGCTTAATGGACACGGTGTCAATATTCGTATAAACGTTACCGGTCTGTACGTGCGTACCCTCAACATAGTTGTAAATCCGAGTGATATCGGATTCATAAGTCCACCCAGGTTCCGGGGACTCCCCTAGGGAGATATCCACGACCGCACTATTACCAACCTTAGGCGTAGCGTTCAGGAGGCCCGCTACGGTCGCACGGTTGTACCAGGTAATACGGCCGTCCCTATTGGCGTACACAAAGCCCCTCAAGTCCCTTGCGGTGTCCTGGAGGACGCTAAGGGCGGAAGCATTCGTGAACGACCCAGGGTAAAGGTTGTAGCCCGTAACGGGCCCCGTGTCGCCATCATAGGATCCGTAACGGGTGGCGTTAACGCCACGGGCGATATACCCGAGGGTGAATCCACCAGTCTTAGAGGGTGACTTTTCCCAGAAACGCGCATCCCACTTATCGGTAACATTCGTCTGGTTACTCGACGATAGCGAAAGATTCGATAGCTTCCCAACGTACTGCCAACGCATATATTGGAAAGCGGGATCCCAGGAAGCGCCTACATAATGTTCGTCCGGAATAGCCGTTGTGCCTGTAGGCGTAGTGGTTGATCCCAATAGGGAGCCGTCAACGTAAACGGAGATAGGCCGGGCGCCATTGAACGCATTCGATACCGCACTACCGTTAATGAGGATGTGATGGGGGTTCCCATCAAAGAGAGTGCCTCTCGTCTTTTGGACAAGATAGCCGGTACTGATGTGCCCCCAACGCGTGTAAATGTAGTCGCCGTTAGCGTCGCCATAACACGACACGAGGTGAGTACTAGCACCATCGGAATAACGGGACCCGGCAAACACGCCGTAATGCGTGCCGTTAGCCGGACGCGACCCGGAGGGAATGTTAATCCAGAACGATAGCTGGAAACCGGTGTCCACTTGCCCGCGATCATTCTTCCAGTAGGGGCTAGTCACTACCCAAGGTTCTCCCGACATTCCAATAAATGAACCGTTAGTAGAGACCGCAGGGGCGCCGAATTGGACGCATGTACCGTCATTCGCGCCACCAACAAAACCGGCCACACCAAACGTGACGGTGACCCCGCCATTCGCGGAATTGGCGATAACGCCACCGCCTAGGTTCGAGTTTCTGGCGTCAATGGCCCTAGTAGATCCTGCCGGATCATCCAACGGCAGATAAGAGACCAGGTTGGGATCCCCCAACACGCTAGCCTTAACCGGGGAAGGGAAAATGGTATCCGAGAATATTCGGAAGTCATCGGAGGCGTAAACCTCCACCTCCTGATTCCCGTAAACGGAATAGGTGGCCGAAGACCACTTTTCCGCATACCCGTTAAACACTGGCTCAACACCATCACCGTAAGCGTAATCCAGGGGGTTAGTGTTGTAGGTGACATCCTGAATTTGGAGACCCATTAGCTCAAAAGCGAAATCGGAAGGGACACTCTGGGATAGGACATGTTCCCCGAAAAAGAACGAGATACGGAAATCATTGGAACTGTAATCCGCAGGGACAACGTGGGTTTGGTCGACCCTAAACCACGATCCATCCGTGGGGGCCCAGCTAACGTTACCGGCAACCCATCCGTTACCGGTGGTGCGGTCCATTGCTTCCGCCCTCATGACTCCCGCAGGGGGAATACCAACCGTGGTATCCGCCCTAACCCAATACCTGACGCGGTATGCGCGTCCACCGTAAATGGGGGTTTGGGCATACAGGTAATTTTGACCTACCTCGGTTCCGGTAACCGCGTTAGCGGTGGCCTTATTCATCTTAATGCGAAACGACGTATTTCCAGCATCGGCCGTAGGGGGGTTAGAAACGTTCTGGTAAGAGTATGTCCACCAGAGTTCCCCAGCGGGCCCTAGCGTCCGCTCATAGCGTCCGTTAGGCGCGTACGCCTCTTCCCCCATCACAGGGGAAGCTATCCAGCGGGGAAGGAGGTTACCGCCCATGACGGAGTGAACCTTTACCCGCCTATTCGGCACAACCTTATTCTTGTATGCCGCGTAATACGAGTCGTAAATGACGTAAGGGTCATTGTTGTTAAGGTGACATTCCTCAAGAAGGAAGTTAGTTGCCGTGGTCCCGGTACGGTTAGTGAAGCGCACCTTTACCGAATAGGAATCAGCCGGAACCTCTGTAGTGAAAGTATAGCTAGTCGCCGTGGTGTCGCTATTAACGTCCGCGTAAGCGAAGATAGGTATGGAGTGATTGAGACTGTTGTTAGCGTTGTAGAAGTCGAGATACGGGCGAATAGTTAGGCCCGCATCGCCGGAAGAAAACTTCCTAAACTTGAAAGTACCCACCAAACGAGTAGTGGGACTTACCGCGATAGTCGGCATGGTCACGAGGGAAAGACTCGTCCCTCCTAGGGTGGGCATCGTAACCTTAAGGGTTGACTTACCCGTTGAGGGAAGGACGTAATTCGCGAGCGTCACACCATTAGACGCGGTAAACGCGCTAGTGACGGAGGGGTTAACGACGTTAGAGGCGTACAGTTCGAACCCCGCCGCGTTAATGCGGTCGGGGGTAAAACGTCCATCCGTATTATCCATTGTCATAGAGATGGTGCCCGTTTCGAACTGATCTAGCTGAGACGACCGACCCCGGTTAGTGTTGAAAGACTTAACCCACGGGGTCACATCGGAGTATGCGGGAGTGTCGCTAATCTCCGATTCAAAAGCGACCGCAGCATCAAAGGAAAGCCTTACATTACTTACCATAGGGTTAGGGGACCGGCCCCGCCCCTAAGGGCTAAAGGCCGGTCTTTCCTCCATTTCTCTTACCGATACGGATAATCTCGTCACGCACATTGGTGGCAATAGCCTTAGCTAGGTCCCTTTCCGCCGTGACGTGTCCGGCAACGTGGACATGCACAATAGGTTGTGCAGCCTGCCATTGGTTGTTTCGGACGTACGCAGCATCGGACCCGGACGCGTTAGCGGCGGCCGTAGCCCTCTCCAGTGAGTGAGCCTTGTCCGCAGCCTTAGCCACCCCTCGCGCCTCATGTAGGGCCCCCGCAGCGACCGCGCGAGCGAAGGATCCACCGACTATGGCGGCCTCACGGATACGGCGCTGCACGGCGCCTAGGAAGCCATCGGCTGTAAAGTCACCAATCTTTGCCATGACACGGCTAGGCGACTTAATGCCCAGGGCCTTACGGATAGCCTTTTCCATGGCCTTAGCGATATCGAGCATCACTTTTTCAATGCTCTTCTTTTGCTTCTTAATGCCAGCAATCAAACCCTTAGCCGCGTTAATGCCATTGTCGTACATGGCCTTAGAAGCGACATCCCCCGCCTTAGTGGCGGCGGCGGCTAGCTGCTTTTGCTGGTCGTTAATGGCCTTAATCTGTTCCGGGGTTCCGGAAGCAAGGGCCGCCGCAGCCTCCGACCCACCGTCAACACCTTGTTGGACGATTTGGTCAATAAGGGAAGTAGAAACACCCTTAGCCTTTAGCTTCGCAATGTTGGCGGCGAATTGCTTAGCCTTAGCCGCAGCATCCTTTAGCTTATCGAAAATGGACCCGATAGAAACGGTCGAGCCATCATCGTTGGACAAGAAACCAGCGGAGCCAAGAATGTTACTCTTGACGTTGGCCGCATATTCAGCCTTAGCGTTTCGGAGGTCAGAAAGCTTAGTCTCTGCCGCCTTAAGGCGTGCCGCGATTTTGTCGCGAGTCTTAGCAAGACCCAAAAGCTTCTTATTGTCCTTAGAAACAAGGTCGCTAAGGTGTTGCAGAGACTTTCTAGTCTTACCCGTGGAACCCCTCATAGCCTTGTGAATGGCGTCGGCAACCTTCTTAGCGGTGGCGTGAACCTTGGCATAGGTGCCAGTCAAACCGACGACTAGACCGATGCCCGCCCACTTACCTAGCTCCTTAGTGACACGGGAGGGCGAGTTAATTCCGAGTACCTTTTGAATAGTCTTAGGGATATGGTCCTTAACAAACCCGGTTACCTTACCGGCGATCCAGCCACCGAGGTCAGTAATACCGTTAGCTAGACCACGTACAATATCGCCACCGATACTGTACATGCCCTTAACGATTCCCTTTGCCGATTCGGTAACAGCATTCCAGACGCCCTTAGCTGCGGCGACAATAGAATCCTTAAGGCCGGAAATGACATCCTTTATGCCTTGCCACGTCTTTTTCCAGTTAAGCGTTAGGATTCCGGAGGCAATTTCAAAGACACCTTGGATAACCTTAAAGACGCCCTTAATGATTTTCATCGCGGCGCCGAAATCGCTTGACGCTACGCGCTTTATCGTCCCACCGAATTTCGACCAAAGATAGCCAGAAACCTTAACTAGCGTCTTTATGTAGTCGCCAATAAAAGTCATTACCGTTCCCACGGTCTTAGCAACCTGGGTAATGACCGGCTTAATCTTCGGTATTTGGTCCCTAAACCACGGCATGAATTGCGTCTTAACGAAATTCACTGCACCACCCATAGCGGTTTTTACACCGCTCATGGCACTATTGAAACCGGACTGCAATGGGGCCATGGCCCCTTGCCCGCTCTTAGCCTTATCGAACAGTCCACCGAGGTAGCCGGTAGCCGCGTGAATCGCAGGGCCGAAATGCGTACTCAAGTACGTGGAAGCCTTGCTAATAGCCGGAATGGCATAGGTGCCTAGGGCCTGAACGAACCCTTCCGTAATCTTCCGCTTGAATACGTCAATACGAGTAGAGGCGTTATCTCGTACGGTGTCGCCCATCTTCTTAGCGGCGCCACCAACCTTGCCCAACGTGTCGACGGCCTTACTCGGATCCATTGCATAAAGTGCGTCGCCTAGGTCCTCTGCCTGGGTACCAAATAGCGCAACGGCCGTTTGGGAACGCTTAACAGGATCCTTGATATCCTTTAGCTTTTGCAGAGTCTTAGAAAGTCCCTCGGATGCCTTTTTGCCACCCTTAGCGATTTGCTCGGACATCTTCTTACCGTCAAGCCCCAGGGACTTGAATCCCTGGGAAGTAAGCTTAGAGCCGTCCACGGCCCTAATGGAGAATTCCTTTAGGGCATCTGCGGCAAGATCAGAGCTACGGGCACCGCCCTTAATAGCCTGGGACATGAGGCCCATAGACGTAGCACCGTCAAGACCCAACTTCTTAAACTGGACACCATACTCGTTATAGGTGTCCATAAGGTCACCGGCCTTATCCGCACCGGTCTGGAAACCGCGAGTAATAACGTCGAATGCTTCATCTGCATTCTTGGCTAGGCCAGTCCTCATCATCTGAGAAACGGCGTTAGTGACGCCGCCTAGATCCTGGTCAAAAACCTTAGAAACATCCTGGGCCTTAGTGGCAATGCTCTGTAGTTGCTCCTCTGATGCGTCGGGCGGAAGAATACCCGATTGCATCGTTGCCTTAATGGCCTCTGTAGCGTCCTCAAACGTGTCAGAGATGCCGTTAGCGTAAAGGCTACCGGCGACGTGTCCGGCTTGCTTAGCGACCTTATCGGAGGCCCCCAATTGGGCCTGTAGCTTATCGGTGGCCTTATCCTGGTCCATGGCTTCGTTGATGCCAGCCATGAGGGCCGCCCCTGCGGCCGTGGCTATGCCAGCCACCCCCGCTAGGAGGGCGGGGCCCTTAGACAGGAACCCCGATACAAGGCCCCCACCGCCTCCCTGTCCGGCTTGCTGGCCAGCCTGGGCCATGCTGTCGGCAGACTGCCCAACGGACTGCCCCAATTGCTGTAGGGCATTCATCGCGTCGGATGCGTCACCCGTGATTGTGATAGATAGGTTTTGGTTACTGCCCGACACGTTTATGCCCTCCTGTTAACCTCCTGCCGGTGTTCCTCAAAAGCGTTGAACACGTCCAGTGGCATGCGCATTAGTTCCTCATACGAAATCCCGTAGAACTTGCAAAAAGACGCATAGCCCTTAAGGATTCCTAGTCTTTTGGGTCGTCCTCCGGGGACTCCACCTCAAGTTCAACCGCAGGGATGTTGAAAGCGTCCTCATACGTAAAGGCGGAATCCTCCTTACGCTTAAGGAGCCAAACAAGGGCGATAAGGTGCCCGGGGTCAACGTCCGTATCCTTAACCGGACGGCCCCGAGAATCCTTAACCACCTCGCCCGTATCAGGGTCCTTCTTAACTCGCGCGGTAAAAGCATCCTGGACGCTAACGCCAGTCTTGTCCTTGAAAAGGAACATGTCACCGAGCGTAAGACTCTTGGGATCAAAAATAACCTTCATAATGGTTCCTACTCCATTTCTGATTAATCGGGGAATGCGTGACGCATTGCCCGGGTTAGTGCTTCGTAATAAGTGCGCTCAACGTCGTAATGTTCAACCTCGTAACGAGACTGAAAGAAGAAATACCCGGAACGGCGGTAAGACTTAAACTGACCATAGTGATGGGAACCAAACTCGGCACCCATGGCGTAAGGCCATTCCGTACCGCCGTATTTAACGCGCACGTTTCCGTACTTGCGTTCAACGCGTGCGGATCCCATAGCCTTAGGGGCGACACCGCCCATTTGTTCAGCCCGACGCTTTGCGCGTCGTATGACTTCCTCGCCTAGCTCCATATCCGTCCGTGAAACAACGGATGGCATTTCCGAAGCTATTTCCTTAAGCGCTGCCTTGAATTCATCAAAGCCTTGAGGCGTAAAGCCTGTACCGCGATTGCCCCAACCGCCCCGGGGGCCGGATCCTCGCGACCCGGCACCCCTAGCCGAACGGCTCTTGCGTGCCATCGTTAGACGGCCGTATCGAGCGACTTGTAAGTAATGGTGATGGCATCATTGCCGGTGAGGTTTAGGGCCTTACCGCTAATGGCAATGTCCGGAAGCTTTCCGGCCTCAACGTTAGGCGTAGCCTCATCAAATCGAGCGTTGGGGATAGTCACGGTAATGATCGGGTACTTAGTCGGCTGGCCCGCTAGCGGAACACCGCCCCACTGAAATACCAGGGCGCCTAGGGCGCCGGAAGCCTGGGCGGCAATGACCTTGTTGTATGCGGTCATGCTGTCAAAGTCGCCCTTAAGGTCAAAGCTAATGTCACGAGCCTTTTCCTCGCGCGGCTCACGCCGACCCACGCCAATAGCCCAACGGTCATCCTTAAGGCCGTTGTCACCCTTAATAGTCACCTCGGAAACCGCAACCGTGGTTGCGTCGATAGTGAACGCACCACCCAGGTAAGTGAAGAGGTTAGCGTTAGTGGGGTAAGTCGGCGTAACCGCGCCACCCACACGGATGGTTTCCTTAGCGTAAACAACATCCAGGTTTAGGCTTAGAACCCCGTCGATCTGGTTAGAGATTTCCCAGGTATTAACCTTTCCGCCCGTATAGTTAAACTGGGAAAGGGTGCCGGACGCGTCAACGCGGCCAACTTCCGTGGTAAAGGACTTACCGGCTAGGTCTGCAATCGTGGCGGTAAAAACGCTAAAACCATCAGGGTCCGCAGTACCCTTAGCCACGTTGCCTAGCATGTGCTTAAGCCAAAACGCGTAGCCCTTATCCAGAACCTCTAGTTCTAGGGAGCCGTCGGCGCCCTTAGGGTTAGGGGCGAATCTATCGGCGCGCAAAACGCGCTGGCCCGCCTGCATGGCGGAAGACTCAACCCGCTCATACTTACCGGCAATGGATTCCTTGGATAGTTCAAAGAACCTTGAAACAGAAACCGCAGTGCCGTACGTGACTTCATCAACGGCACCAACGTAAGAATCAAATACGCTGGACATTAGCCCTCACTCTTCTTATCAGTAGTAATGCGGGCAATAGCCCAATCGTCTCGGGTAATTAGGTCTGCGCCAATATCGTCGGGCACTGAAACGGTTTCTCCCGCCTGTACCGTGAGACTCAGCGACGGCATGTCAACGGCCCTGAACGGGCCGGAGTAGGTCACCTGCATGTGGGGTGCCTCCTTTCTCTGTTCGGCCCTCCAGGGGGCGCCTAGCGTGCTTCCCGGGCCTTAATCTCGAACGACCCCTCCCACTGGGCCTCAAACCCCTCAGTGGTGGGCCATGAGATGAGACGCTCCGGGGCCATAACGGAACTGATCACCACCCCGTTAAGGGTTGGCTCACTCTCGACTGCCTTACGGCAATACTCGGCCGCATTGAGGGCGGCCGTTTCAACGTCTTGCGCCGTAGAGGCAGGAATAGCGGCAGTAATCACAAAGTGCACGGAGTAATCCGTTTCCACCTGCCGATTAGTCTTCCAAACGGAAGAGGACCAATCCACCTTGCCGACCATTACCCACTTTTTCTCAGTGTTCTTTGGGATAGACCAGGTGACTTGATAGCCGTTGAGTTCCGGAATGGCACTGATACGCGCCAAAAGGGCCGCCTTAACGTCCAAAGCATTAGACATTAGAGCAGCCACCTTTCCGCGTCATAACGCGCTAGAATCGCGTCCACCTCGGGTAGGCCAGTCTCGAAACCGGCACGTCCGGCCGTAGCAAGCTGATAGGTGCCCATGTCGTTAACCTGAAAGGAAACGGCACGATCGGGGATACCCGAACTAACGGATACGAGCAAGTCTCTAACGCGCAATAGGGCCGCGCGCTTAACGTCGGCCGGAGGCGGAGAAATGCCGTACTCATACGAGACTGAGATAACCGTCCCTGCGGCAAGAGGCCGCGCAAACTGGATACCAGGGATAACAGTATCGGTTAGACCGGCCGTAGATACTGCCAATCCATCAACCGTAATGGCCGTAACCTTGGTTACGTCCCAATCGGGGAACGGGATAAAGTCTGAATCATGACTAAGGGTGTCAGTGAAAGACTTACTCCTTAGCACAAAGGAGCGGCCAGTAATCCGCTCAAATTCCTCTTCCGTCGCATCACGTGCGGCCACGATTAGGGCCGCAGGGAACTTAGAGGCGTTGGCTAGAACATCCTCGGATAGCCGGACGTCCTTAACGGAAACAATGGGTGACTCTGTCACCTCAAACACAAACCGGCGATAGCCGGTGTCGTGGACCCAGTAGCCGGTGTACTCACCCAGGGCCGTAGGTGTCCACTGGGCGCCCCATAGAGGGCCGTTCCCAACGGCGAGGGTATCCACTACCGCCCCAGTGTCTCCAGGGGCCGCAGTACGGCCGTGGAACACCCTTAGCCGCACGTTAGTGGCCGTGCCTCCGTCCTCATCATCTGCGAAATCGACAGACAGGCTTACGGCCCGTCCTAGGCGTAGACGCACTCGTGCGGCCTCCTTACTTACTTACTTAGTTACTTACCTACGGCTTACGGGGTCGACCGCGCTTAGGCGCAGGCTTATTCACCTGGGTCGATTCCTCGCCCCGAGGGATGACGCGAGACGCGGCCTCTGTATGGAGGACCGCATTACCTAGCTCAATATGCCGGTTACCAATCTCGTCGGAAACCTTAAGAACGTCGCCGGGACCGGGATTCCACTTACCGCCAACAATGCCGATTAGCTGTCCCTGTAGTCGAATTTGCAAACTACTCTCCTTTCAGGGGGTAAAAGGGCCCCTCCCCGGAGTAGGTAGGAGAGGGGCCCTAAGCATTAGGCAGCAGCAGTGCGGAGGGCCGCAACAGCCTCAAGGTCCATAAGGTCGCCGCCACCACGGAAAGTAAGCTTCCAGGAAACCATGTCGGAATCCCACGCGTACTCATCCGAACGGGCAACGGTAATGCCCTTAACCTGACGCAGCTTAAACTTGCTAAAGTCGCCGTACCAGATAACATCAGTGTTAATGGTGTTACCGGACGCAACCGCCTTAGCGGTAATCGTCGCGTCGGTGACGTACGACTTACCTAGAAGGGTGTCAGGCTGGCCAACGAGATAAGACGGGTTCCAAATCGGCTGTCCAGTCGAGTCCTTAATCTTGCGCAGGTACGCAAGCTGTCCGTCACCAAAGAGCCAAACGGCATTCTTGCGGTAACCGGTCCGTAGGGTGTGCTGGATATCAATAAGGTTGTCATAGCTAACCGGGGTCGTGGCCGCAGCACCAACCATGGTCACCTTCTTACCCGCAGGGACCGCAGCCTGTAGCTTAGCCAGCATATCGGCCGTAATACGGTCCGAAAGCGCGGTACCCGCATCATCCGCAGCAATACCGGCAATATCAACCTCGGAATCGGTAAGCAGCTCAGCAGAAAGCTGAACACCCGTACCGTACTTAGCGACCGTGAGATCCTTAGTCGTGAAACCGCCCTTACCAAAGATGTACTTGTCACCTTCGGCCATCGGGGCCTGAACGTCGGAAGTGGACGAAAGCCAAGCATTCTTAACCGGATAACGGATAGTCTCACCGTGCGACGTGGTAAACGTCGAAACCAGGTTAAGGAACGGGGAGTGCTCGCGCATAACCTCCTGAACCTGGGCCACAAACTGAACCGAGGTGGTGTTACCGGCAAACGCGGCAGAGGCGACGGTACCCGCGTTAGCAGACACGTTCGCACCCGCAGCACGCATAGCCATATCGGGGGTAATGACGCCCTCACGGATCTCACCGTTAGCCACGGCAAGCAGAATAGAGCGAGCGTCCACCTCCGGAGCCTTAGCGGCCTCATCCTGGGCGCCCGGAGTAAAGAGCTTCCCTAGCTTCCCGTCAAGGTTGCGGGCCTCCGCCTCTGCCTCCGCCTTAGAGGTGAAATCACGGATTTCCTCGGACTTTTCCTCAATGGCCTTATCCAGTCGAGCGAGGTGAGCCGAACGCTCCCCCTCTCCCAGCTTAGTGTCATTAAGGACGGACTTGTATTCCTCAAAAAGTCGGCCTCGCGACTCAAGAGCCTTACGGGCCAGTGCAACGAAAGACATTAATTAGTCTCCTTAGTGTCGATAATGTCAAGGGCATTAGAAAGGGCCATGCCCTCAACTTCCATGGCCCGTAGGTTTGGCTTAGGCGCACGCTTTTCGCGTGCAGCCGCTAGGGAACGCTGGGCAATACCAGAATCGGTATCGAGATAAGCCGGATAGGTAACCGGCGAAACGTCCCTAAGCTCTAGGTCGTGCAGCGTGCGCAATTCGCGCCCGTCGGTATCAAAGGACCAGTCGTCGCTAATGGTCCGGAAGGCAAAAGACGACTGTGAGATATCGCCACGCTGGAGGGAAACCGCTAGGTCCCTACCGGCAGACGTATTGGGTAGATCCACCTCGTACCTAAGGCCCGTGTCATCCTGGAAAAGCCTTAGAGTTCCGGCCGTCGAGCGGCCTAGAACGATGTTCGGGTCATGGTTAAACAGAGCCTTAACGTCTGCACCGTTTTCCAGGGAACGGGTAAAGGATCCCGGGGCGATAGTCTCAACGAAACCGCCTAGGTCCTGAGACCTGGTATTGAACTTAGCCGCGTAACCAGTCATGGTTACCGACCCGTCATCATTACTGCGAACTTCAAACTTACTGTTGGTTGTCCGCGTTTCCTGGTCCTGAATTTCCGTCAACCCCCTTTCCGTTATTCGGGTCATTTGGATTGCCCGAATCGGAAGCGTTCGGGTCGTTGTTATCTCCGGCGAAAGCCTTAAGAGGCTCCGGAACCGGAGCAGGCTTAATCGTGTCCTTAGTGACGGGCGTAAGATTCGCCGGACGGTAATAGGCCTCACCCAGCGAATCGGGAAGCGGATCCCAATTCTCAAGTTCCGCAATACGGTCCGCATTGATAAAGCCGTACTGAATACCGGTCGCATAAGCCTGATAGCGTTCAGCAGTCTTAGCGCGTAGTCGCGCGTCAAGGTTGAACTTGATATAGCGATTACCGGGCAACAGATACGTTGATATGGCTTGCTCAATCCGAATAAGCCACGGACTTAGCGTTTGGTCGATAAACCATCGGTTCTGTTCCTCAACACCAGAGCCCCACGAACTAGAAACCGTGGGATCAACCTGGTTAGGGGGCACTCGGTAAATGAGCGCAACCTCAGTCTTTTGGAAACGTCGGGTATCGAGAAACTGAGACTGTTCGGGCGTAATAGTGATGTTCTGCCAAGAGGCGCCACCCGTAAGAATTCCCAGGGAGTGAGAATTGTTTAGGCCCGAATGCTGCTTACGGAACATGTCCCGCAACATAAGAGCCTGATCACGGGTCGGGTTCCCGGGATGCTGGATAATGCCAGTCATGGCCGTGCCTTGACCAAAGAACCTCGCGCCGAACTCCTCGGCCGTTAGGCCTAGGCCCACGGCCTGTCGAGCATTCTCTAGGGGACTGATTCCCCGAGCGTGGCCAGCGATCGTAAAGGCCGGAATCCAAAGGATTATGGACCGGTCGAAACGCTCACCGTTAACGACGAACCTAACCTCTTGCCCATTGTTGAGCGGCTCAATAGCCACGGACCTAGGGTCAAGCGGATACAGGGCGACGACAGAGCCGGTTTCATCCCTCTGGGTATAGATGAACGCGTTACCGTCCATCAGTAGACTGGTCATAACCCGATGCCAGAAATCAAACCGCGTCATAAAAGGATTCGGTGTTTCTAGCCACTTAGGGTTATTGACAGCCTTATGGGTCTTACCCGCAATGAACGTATCCAGGGGGAGCGCGGCCACAGAGTCCGCGATAAGGGAAACGCAATAGAGGACAGCGGGGAACGCTAGTGCACCCCGATGCGACACTTCCTTACCGGAGTAGGTCTTTAGCCCTCTATCGGACCAGAAATCCTTGTCTTCCCACGATGGTGCATCGGTTAGCTGAATATTGCTCCGGCGCTCAAACAGATTACCTAGGCCCATTAATCCTTACTCCTTTCGGCCGCAATACCGGCCAGAAGGGATAGGCCTCCGGCAATACCGAAACCCAAACCAGCGTTAACCGTGAATCCGGCGACAGACAATAGAAAACCCCCCGCACCCTGTAGGGCCACATAGGGCCGAATGGCGGGGAGTCGTAGCTTTACCATTCCTCATCCTCTCCAATCCCCCGCCACTGTGCGAGAAAGTCGTCTAGCCCGTCCGGGCCGTTAGCCACGTCGTAGGTAGGGGCGTCACCGTTAAAGCTAATGAATTCAACGTCAGGCACCGGTTCGGCCGGGACCAAAGAAACCGCAAGCGCGTTAAGAGTTGCCGCGATACCGTCGATTTTTTCGGCATCCTTAGCACGCTTAGGCTTCATAAGGCCATCCGCCTTAAACTCAAGTTCAACGTTGTTAGCCATCCAAGACAGCACGGGATTATTTCCGTGCCTTAGCGTCTTTTCCGCTATCTGCGATTCCAGCATCTTGCACGGCTCATTAAGTCGTGTCGCAGACTGAGGGACCTTTACGACAGATAGCCCGCCATCCTCTAGGCGCTGCACAATCTGTAGGGAGTTCCACGGGTCATAACCCAAATGCCGGATATTGAAGTCCTCGGCATCCTTAGTAATGTCTGCATAGATGCGGTCATAGTCGACGGTTTCTCCGTCGGTCACCGTTAGATAGCCTTGACGCTCCCATGCGTCAAACTCATCCCGCATTTCCTGCCGCCGCTCAATACTTGCGCGCGGAACAAAGAAACGAGGGAGGACAGTAAACCCGGGGGCCGTAGGGTCATCCATAGACCCCGGAAAGAGCAAAACCCAGGCAGTAAAGTCAGCCGTAGAGGCTAGGTCCAGCCCGGCATAACAGGGACGGCCCATAAGCTTTTCACGGCTAACCGGATCACCGGCCGTAGCCTTCCAGGCATCCATACCAATCCAGCGCGTTGCCTGGGCAACCCATTGGTTAAGGCGGAACACGCGAAAGGCGTTTTCGGCGCTTGGCTTTTCCTTAGCGTCCCGGAATTCGTCTCTCAGCGTGTTGATATTCAGGAAGTCCCCCAGGGCGGGGTTAGCCCAATACCATCCGGACGGCTTAATACCCTTAGCAGGATCCCCAGGGGATCCCTCAACGGACCAATCCGCATCCTTAGGCAGGTTGCGGAGATAAACGAAACGCGACGGGTCGAGGTTGGAATCCTTTTCCACGCGTTCGGAAAACTCGTGTTCTTCCAGCGCGAAACGCGCCGACGTATAGGCGGCAGTCGTAATGCACAACATGAGCGGTTGGCGGCGGGTACCAAATGACTGCCTCATAGCGTCGAATAGGTGCCGGTCCCTCTGCGTTAGGACCTCATCCATGAGGACCATAGAGGCGTTAACACCCAGGGCGCCCGCAGCATCGCCCGGAAGCACGGAATAAACCGAGTTAGTCTTAGGGTCAATGATGCGCTTACGGCTGTCCACGATTACGAGCCGCTTAGACAGGATGGGGGAAAGTTCCACCATTCGTTTAGCCGTATTGAAGACTAGGGCCGCCTGATCGCGGTCCGCAGCAACCGAATAAACCTCGGCCGATTCCTCATCATCACCAACCAAACCCAGTAGGGCGATAGCGGAGGCAATTTCAGACTTGCCATTCTTACGCCCTAGCTCAATCCACCCCATACGATACTGGCGTGTCCATTCCTTGAACTGATCGTCATAACGAACCGTTCCGAATAGAGGCCTAAAGATTCCGTCCTTTTGCCAATCAGACAGAATGAACGGGTGCCGCGCAGTGCGGCCCTTAGTGTGGACGAGTAGCTTTTCCACGAACGCTACGGAGCGTTCGGCCCTCATAGGGTCGTACCTCCACCAGAGAGGATCGGGGTTATCCGGCGCTTGAGGCGCAATAGGGAAACTCAACGATCCTCCAATCTTTAGTTAACAGCCGCCCATACGGTTCCGTTCTGGACATTGGTGATGCTTGCGGGAGTAATGCTTGCCGGTAGGGCCGTAAGGCTCGCGCCATAGGCGCCAAACCGGAAGTTAGCGGCAGACAGGTTGACGTTTCCGATACCAGAAAGGACGTTTGTCGCTCGCACTACCTGAGGTGGCGTGGTCCCGTTAACCAGGAAAGCGACCCAGTAAGACCCTGGGGCGAGAGAAACCGACGACGTTAGGGCGGCAGACTTTACGCCCGTGCTAGTCATTGCCGTTGACTGGTCTACCGTGGCCCGCAATAGGGTTCCCGTAGAGTCGTAGATACCCAATACGTTCTGGCTAGCGGTTAGGCCGGAACCGGCCGTAGTCACGCCATACCAAAGGTTGGTGATCGTCTTAGTGGACCGGATATAGACCTTAGCGAGCGCAAGAGCGCCCGTAGAAAGGCTTACAGCGGACGTATTAGCCGATGCCGGATCAAAGGTCCATGCCGTTAGGCCGTGGTCGCTAGGCTGCGGCTCACTGGGGTTTAGGTTGCCAACGGGGGTGCCCCAACCACCGGAATTACGCTGGTAAATGTCGCCGGTATCAGTCCTAAAGAGCATATCGCCAACCTGGGTACCAGCGGAGGCGGTACCCGCGTTATTCACATACCAAGCTGCACCACGAATTAGGTTCGGGTTAGCCGTCCACGTACCAGAGGCCTTAGCCCATAGCGTTACCGTCGTCGAGCCGACAGACAGGAACGTCAATGACGTGTATTGGATGTAAACATCGCCGTTAAGGCCTAGCGAGGGATCCGGGGTAGCGGATCCGCTGTAAACGGAGTAACCGGGGTCACCCTTAACACCCTGCGGGCCCGGAGGCCCCGTGATAACCACGTAGTTTCCGCCACTAGCGGAAGCGGGGGCGATCTGAGACAGGATGACGTTAGGCGCCTCCTTAGGGAGGGCGAGAGAATACGAACGGGTAGAACCGTTAATGCTCTCAGTTACCGTATAAGTCCAGTCGACCGGGGAAACGTTAGGGTCATTAGTCGCTAGGATCGTCTCGCTAAACGAGCCGGTGTCGTCCAGGGTGACGGATGCGCCACCCGTAATGATGGACCCATAGAGACCGGAGGTTAGGACCGCAGGGGCCGGACTAAACGAAATGTTTCCCCTAAGGGGTGTTCCGTCGGGGCCGTAAAAGTGACCAGTGATGGTGACCAGGTTTAGACCAGCGGGCAGTGTCAAGGTTCCTCCGTTCCTTAGCGGGTTAGCAAACCAACGCGCGGAGCGCGTTGCACACACCCTCGGGGTGTGCTTTAATAGTTCCAACGGCAGGGAGTAGGGCCCCCGCCAAAGCGGAAAGGGATTAGGACATGATCACCACGGACGGCGCAAAGATCATCCGCCTTATGGAAGAGCGCATGCTCCCCGGTAGCTTCAACGTGATCGAAACCGCGTTTTACGCTAAGCACGGCCTTTGGGGCTTCCCCTGCGGGGGCAAGATGGCGGCGCGACTGATAGCGCGTCTCCAGGGCTTCCCGGTTAAGGGCGGTTACGCACCGGCCCCCGTAGAGATTCCGGCGCCTAAGGCGGAGGCTCGCACCTTTACCGCTTCCGCCCCGGCAATCACGGTTCGGGGGATGTTCCGCCTTAACGGCGAGATTTACAAGGTCGACGAAAACCCCCGCACCGGTCGACTGTTCGCTAAGCGACTGGACCAGGAAACGCGTAAGTACGAATACGCTAAGGGGATCATCTTCCGTCTCACGGAGGCTAACCGCCTCACCCTGGAAGAGGTTGCCGGACACGGCCTTGACCAAATGTGGTGCCTCTGCTGCGCTAGGGACCTCACTAACGGTGAATCCCAGCGGCGGGGAATCGGCCCCATATGCGCCGACAAGTTTGGTTACTGAGACTCAAAGGAAAGGGCCCCCGAAAGGGGGCCCTTCTTTTTTTGCTGACACGGTAGGACTCGAACCTACAACTTCCCGGTTAACGGCCGGGCACTCTGCCGAATTGAGTTACATGTCACTGCGGGCATATCCGTTGAAAGGCTGACGGCCTTTCCCGGTTTACGCCTCATGCGTACCCTAAGAGGGATTCGAACCCCCATCACCACGGGCCTAAGCCGTGGGCCTCTTCCAGTTGGGCTATTAGGGCATGTACGTTGGGCGCATGAGAATCAGTTGGACGGTAGAGGGCAAGGGTGGTGGCCATGCCACCGTAAGCACTCCCGATGAGGCTGCAACGGCCCTTACAGGGGCTATCAGGGCCCTGTACGAGGATCTCCCCCCGGACGCCCTTGTGAGCGTCCTAGGGCCCGTTATGGGCCTCCGCCAACGGCTCGTGACCGAGGGGGCCGCATGTGTCGCCCGTGGGGGCGACTGGTCCACCACGATCGGGGGGATTTTCGTCCGCCTCTCCCCAACGTGAGCCGGGGCCGCTACGGTTGGTGCATGAGCCAGGTACTAGACGCGGTACGGGCCGACTCCTCGGCCCGGTACCGGATCGGCTGGAATTCACTCGCGGAGCGATACATGATCGCGGATGAGGCGATGGGCGGTGAATGGTGCGCCCTCCCCGACCAATGCGGATACCTCAAACAGCTTTCTTTCCGCAACGCTAAAGGCGCACGGGAATGGCTGGCAGCATGCCAAAAGATTTGGCAGGAAGCGTGACAGTAAACCCACGGGGGACCTTTCAGGAAATCGCGGACGCACTGAAAGGTCAAATTCGCACCAACCGCAAAATGGCGGAACTCCCCCCGATCACAGACCTTATGCGCGACCACCGCGTATCGCGTGGCGTGGTACTCCGGGCTTTCGCCGCCCTCCAAAGGGACGGCATTGCGGAGCCTGTACCAGGGCGACGCTGGAGAGTAATTCGGGCTGGACAGTCGGTAGACAGTAGGCCATTGGCGGATCGTATCGCGGACGTCATCACGGATGACGGCCTGAAAGTGGGGGAAACATTCCCGAGCACTTCCGCACTAAGCGAAAGGTTTGATTCCTCGCGGCCAACAGTGACTAAGGCCCTGGAGAAACTAGAGGCCGCAGGGCTACTCTCTAAAGGAAGGCAAGGTAAATTGCGGACCGTGCAAGCATTGCCAAACAGAAAGGGGCATTCCCAGTGAAAATCCAACCGCGCTATAAGGCGCAAATGATTACCGCCGGAACGGCGGGAATCTATGACAACAGGCTGCACGCTTTCTGCACCCTTGACGGGCAGACCACCTTAACGTGGGGGCACATACGAGGCGCGGAGCATTGGCTAGAAAGGTGCTACAAGATTTGGGACTTTCGCCCCCTCCTGTGGGACGAACCAACACCCCCGGAAACGTGGGGGAGGCCGGGACGGCGAATCGGGGGAGATCAATCCCCCTGGGCAGAGTTCACAACCCCCCTGAACGATACGAGGTTCAGCTAGCGAGGAGGGGCCTAGGCCCCTCCTGTAAGCAGTGAGAGAACCTCGGCCCCGGGGCCGTCCCCGTCGCCCTCCGGGGCGACAGACAGGCGCACACGGTCCACGGGGGACAAGCCAAGCTTGGCACCCCAACGGTTCATCTGATCCAGCGAATCACGCTGGACCTGAACGGCAGGATTCTTGGACGACACCCCACGGTGTCCCTCAACGGTAAAGCCGTTACGGTTAACGTCCTCCACCGCCTTAACGTACATTGAGTAAGACTGGCAATAGGCGGCCACCGCGTTACGGTCCGCCATAGTGATTACACCCATTTTATCGAGAATAGGGTTTAGCCTATTCCATTCGCCTAGGGCGATATCGTCAAGCCATTCGGGAGCGTCGGGATATCCAATAGGAGGCTTAGGCTCATTATTGATTTCCCTTTGACCGGGATTACCGGTCATTTCCTTTAGTGCGGCAGGCTTAGGGAATCGACCGCTATTCGCACCGCCCATTTCCTTAACACCTGCCTTCCACTAATTCATTCAAACGACGTTCAGGGGATTAGCATACATATTCATGCATGCATAAACGCATAATATTTATGCGTCTCTAATGTCCGTTTTGGACCCTTAAGGGGCCCTTGTGATGTTTTGGTCTTTTTTCGCAGTGACTCACGGGGGGGAGGAACGGGGGGGGTCCTGGTAAGGACATAAGAGTTTTAACCCCCCTTATCCCCCATATCGGACATTGGGGACGGCATAGTGATGCATGCATATGCAGTGCATGATTATGCGGTATGCATAACCACCCACCCGAGGGGGTGATCAGATCGTGGGGTGAATGACTAGTCCCTGTTACCTCGTGCGCTATTGCAGCGCCGACATAGGACACGTATGTTACCCATGGTGTTATTGCCACCTTTACTAATGGGGATCTTGTGATCCCCTGTTAGTGGGTTACTCTTGTCTCCCTTTGTCATACAGAAGGAACAATAGGGCTGCCTCATGATGGCAGCCTTTACGTTCTTATCCCACTGGTAATCGTAGCCCCTGCCTGCGGCAGGCTTGGACTTATACACACGCGCCTTTGTGGGCGCGCTCTGTCTGCATGCGCTACATGTGGTAGCGCTAAGGGGGATGAGTCGATAACACTTCTTACACATATTGCTGGGCATAACTAAGGGCCCCCTTTCATGGGGGGCCCTGTATAGGGGGCCTATGGGAGGCCCCCATAAGTAAGGCCCTCTTAGGAGGGCCTGTAAGTAAGGGCCCCATAGGGGGCCCTATTAAGTAAGTAGTTATTAGAGAGAGTCTTAAAGACTCTCTCATTATATATAGTACTGTCTTGACCGGAATCCTTAACACCCAACGATGCGTGATCTACGTCACGCACACTCTGTAGGGGTGTCCATGGTGCACACGCTAGGGGTGTGTGCTAGGTTGTAGACCGTACCAGCGAGGCCCCGTAGAGGGCCCACAGAGGGCCCGTGAGGGGCCCGGTAGGGTGCAGCCCATGACAGATAAGGATTGGTTCCTTGCCGAAGCTGAGGGCCAGACAGAGACCCATGCAGCGCGTGAGCGCACCACCTTGTGCGGGGTGAGTGTTTCCTTCCCTGCGGGCCTGGGGGACCCCTCGTGTCCCCGTTGCAGGGTGGCCCTGGGTACGTCGTCCCTGGAGGACCGCCTAGAGGCGCAGTACAGGAAGTAAGGCTAGACAGAGGGCCCCGGTTTCGACCGGGGCCTTTCCTATGCCCTCCGATGGACACGCCCTAGGGGTGTGCATGACCCAGGTCACACGAAACAGGCTTGCGCACACACCCCTAGGGTGTGCATAGTTAAGACATCGCCAAGGGGCGGCGAGAAACCCAGCGGGAAGAACTAAGGGGCGGTAATCATGGCCGAACTTGACTTTATGCGGGAAGTAGAAGTACGTAAGGCTAAGACTGTCCTTAAGCCTTATCGGGGAATGCAGGAATACCGTGTAGCCCTTAGGGCTATCGTGAGAATCGCCCATGAGGCGGAATCGGTGGAGGACGTCAGTAAGGCCGTATTTAGGGCCGCTGTCTGGTTCTCTATGGAAGAGTCTAAGCAGGGTTACGAATGGGCTAATTCCCTTAAGGGAAAGAATGCCCGTAAGCTTACGAAGAACGATTACCGGAGGTTCTGATAATGGGTACTGCAATGCTTAACCCGGAAGTTTTCGAAAAGGCTGCGGACCTCATTAAGGAGCGTGGCCACACTAAGGGCGTCTATGTGGACTCTGAGGGGTGCGTGTGCACCCTGGGAGCATTGGGGGTAACCCTGGGGGTCAAGTTTGTCCATAAGTCTTTTGACCCTAATCCGCACCCGGAACACTTTTCCCTTGACCTCATGAATTACGGCGAATACCTGGGGGAGTTTTTCAAGGATTGGGAGGGCCGTAACGGCTGGAGTTTCGTCCACGTGTGGAATGACGACGACGACACTACCTCCGAGGATGCGCAGCGTCTGTTGCGCGAGTGTGCCGAGGACATCCGCGAGGAAAACGCGCGGTGGCACTCTGAGTGACGTCTTTTACAGCTACAGGGGCCAGTGAGGAAATAGCCAGAGCGCTTTTTAACGCTTTGGCTTTTCTTCCCGCTAGAACTAATCCCCCTCTTGTACGATGCACGTTTGAAGCCAATAAGGTCACTTTCCTTGCAACCGACTGTTACACCATCGGGCAGGATTGGGCAGTAATGGAATCGGGCCCTAAGAGGCCCGTAGAGGTTTGGATAGATCAGAATGCAGCAAAAGAGATCGAAAGCGCGGCACGCAAAGACCTCCTACCCAAATCACGCGCGCCGAACGGTTCGGACGGAAAAGGGACCGGGCTATTCACTTATCACCCTGGGGACGCTCTGCATTTCACTCCACAACTCACGGGTGACCCCGCGTCCGGCCGTGACCACACGGGCCATTTCCCCGCTACACCCACAGCCGCAGGTGTGGTAACACCAGACGCACTCTGGGGGGCCTCTGATGACCTCCTAGAGGCCCTGGAGGAGCGCGACCCGTACTTGCCCAACGTGGCCATGTTTGATCCTTCGCTACTCGCGAGGTTTTCAAAGGTCAAGACTCCGGGCAAAGAATTGACGCACATGGACATGCATTTCGGTGACGCCTCTAACGTGGTCCTGGTCAAGATTGGGAGCCGCTTTAGGGGCGCCATCATGGCGGTTGATAGGGAACGTGCGTCCGCGCACGAGAATATGGCCCCGGAGGGACTATGGTAAGCGGCCTTATTGCAGATGCTCTTTTCTGGTTTGTCATCGGATCCCTGGCATGGATCATTATGGAGGTGGCCCGTAAGTGAACCGAACACAGCTTAGGGTTTTGGCCCTACTGCGTACGAAGAAATGGGTTTCGACCACTGAACTTTGTTCACCCCAAGGGGGAGCGAATAACGGCACCCGTAGGGTGCGGGAACTCAGAGAATTGGGCTACCCGATCGTTAAGCGCCATAAGGCCAATACGACCGATTGGGAGTACAGCCTCATTCAGCCTCAACAAGAGGAGGTCATTTTTTGACGCGGGAAACCGTCAAGGTTAAGCGGCGTACCTATGGCGAGGGGGCCGCTAATGGTGGCCTCATGCTGCGCCCCCGTGCGGTGGCCAGAGTCAAGGGCGTGTCCGGCTACGCGGGGTGTTGGTGCTGTGACTGGGCCCAGGATGGGCGTTCGCGGCGGATCATGCGGCGGATCATGCGCCGACGAGAGGAGCGCGCGTGGCTGCGCGCATGGCGCACGGAGGCATGAGTAAGGCCCCCCAGGGCCTCCGGAGAGGTTAGGGCCCCTGGGGGGCCGTACGCCCCAGCGGAAAGGGGGGCCGGAGGCCCACCTAAAGGACGTGCGAACAGGGTACGGCCCTCCCTGGGCCGATAGCAAGATCAGGAGGCAAACAGCATAGATCACACCAGAAACGATCAATCCGGACAGACGCGAATGATCTGGACCGAAAGTAGCGGAAATAACGAATCCGGCTATAGGCGCCTTTTGGAAATATTGTTCACCCCTCCGCGAGCTGTCGGCGCGCATGATACGTTGCGAGCAACACAGGAAACCCCGGCAGGCTAGGCCTACCGGGGTCCCGTTCCGCAACAGCGCGCCAACGCTTTGCGGGATGGCCAGTCTGGAGGGACTGACATGGTTAAGACTACAGCCTTGCCCGTGCGCGGCGAAACGGCCCCGGGCACTCCGCCCCTTACGGGCACGTTCCAAGGTCCGGTTAGGACCATACGCGCGGCCCTCATGGCTCGTGTCTCGACCGCTGAACAAGTCGACGGATACGGAATTAAAGTCCAGGTCCAGGCTGGGGAAGCGCATATAGCAGGAAAACAGGGCTGGATTCTCCCTAAGGAACTCATCTTTATTGATGAGGGTGTTTCTGGATCCGTCATTGACCGCCCCGCAATGCTGCGCCTGGAAGAGGCCGCGCGGGCAGGCCTCATTGATGTAATCGTGGTCCACAAGTTTGACCGCATCGGCCGTACGGGTCGTGCGTTCTGGTCCTGGATTTGGGCAATGGAAGATTTGGGAATTTCCTTTGTCTCCGTAACCCAAAATATTGACTCCAGTACCAAATTTGGCAAACAGCAATTGCAATTCTATGCCATGATGGCAGAGGCCGAATGGGACCTTATCCGGGACCGGACGGTTAGCGGGCGGAATACCGCCGCTCTTGAGGGCCGTTGGCCTAGCGGCACCCCCGCTTACGGGCATAAGTCGGTCGGCCCCCGCAAAAAGCGTATGGCAGTGGTCAATAAGAAGGAAGCCAAGGTAATCAAGACTGCCACTGAACTAATTCTAGATCAGGGCATGACTGCCGAGGATGCGGCACGGGAACTTAACACCCTGGGTTACCGCACCCGTACGGGCGCCTTGTGGACCGGGCCTAACCTTACGGCGCGCCTTAAGAGCGCTACCGTTCGGGGGGAGTTCATTTACCGTAACCCCGATAAGTCGGGGAACAAGGTAAAGATGAACATTGATGGGACCCCCCTTTACGGGGACAGCATCACCATTAAGCTCCCCAAGATTCTTTCCAAGAAGCGGCATAACGCGCTGCTCGCTCGATTTAAGCTGCGCTCCCGTCCTAAGACGTCCTTTCAGGACTACCCCCTTTCTACCCGCATCGTGAGCGGGTGTGGACACTACACAGGAAGGTTTGACCGCACTAACGGGCAGAGGTTTTATCACTGCCTTAACCGTGCGGGTAAGCCGTGCAACGATCTGCCCATCG